TATCATGACCGTTGCAATATCCGCAGGTGTTTAAAGCGCCTTGCTTTTTCATTTCATTTCCTCGCTTTCGTTTTTACAAATTGCCGCAAACAATTAACAGACTTGCGTTAATTTTGCAATAGTTTCATAATTTAACCGGATCTGCTCGACATTTTTAATTTCGCGTTTTGACTCTTGCTTGTTCCAATCAGCTAAATGTTTAATTTGTTCGATTACTATTTCTTGGATCTGTGTTTGCTCTTTGTTTAACATTGTTTTCACCTCCCTACATTAAAGATTTAACTTAAATGGTGATACGATAATTCGTGGTTCAACATAGATCGGACTGGTTTTACCGCTGTTTGGGTCTTTTAACATAACCCAAGTCCCTTCGGCTGATTGCGGTGAATAAAGACCATTAGGATCGGCTTGCGGTAATGCCGTGCTATCATGATAATCTCCGGATAATTTTTGCGGGTTTGTGTATTGTGCTGCGTAAGGAATCCCATAACCAATCGTTTCACCTAAATAAATTAGTTTTCCAGTTAACTCACATACAATATAAGTGTAAGTTGCAAGCCCATCTTGGTCGCGCAATTCCAAAATATCTTTTAATAGTCTGCGTTCGCGGAAATTTTTGATAGCTGGCATTCCTACCGCGGCAGTGCCTTCTTTTAAAGTTATTTCTTGCTGCTGACTTTGAATTTCATCGCTACTTTGTTCTAAACAACCGCAAACCAAACAACTAGTGGCAATCATTAGCGCCACCAAAATAACTAACTTTTTCATTTAATCTCACTCCTTAATTTTTGAATAAATTGTTTCAGGTCATAAGGTAATTTGCTTTCATCAAAGTCCGCTGCTCTATGTAAGATAATTGAAGCTAAAGCCTGTTGGTGCGATTCATCTGCTTTGATATACTCGAACTGCATGTTTTGTAACTCTTGAATCATGCCCTGGTTGTATGCTTTTGATTGCTCGAACGTTTCTCGGCGCACTTGCTCCGTTTTCGGGGCAAAAACCTTGTACAAGAAAAACTCATTACCGGTAAAGGCCCACACCAAACTTAAAATTAATACAATGCATAAAATAACTACTAAAAATTCTTTCATCATTTCTCACCTCCCCTTATGCCGAATAGCTCGCAGAGACGGGACTTGATAATTTTATAAGGTATCCCCTCCCTGTAATAGTGGTATCCCTCCTTGATTTCACCCATCGGAGTTTGTCCGGTGTGAATCCATCTGGTGAAGGTAATCCTCCCTATTTTGACTAATTTTGCCGCTTGGGTAATCGAAATGATTTCGGGCAAGTCATCGTAATTCATGGAGAACCTCCTTAAGCCACGTACTTGACTAACATTTCCTTAATAATCGAGGTGTAAATTTCCTTGAGTTTTGGATCTGCCTCGATTACATCTAGCTTACAAAGATTATCAATTTTGCCCTTTGTCGCCCCAGCTAACTCGTAGCGCCGTCGAAGGTTTGAAAGCCTAACCGATAGATCGCAATGCGCCCGCGCTTCCAACGCTTCATAGCTCATCCGACCTGTAATTTGATAAATGTTTTCCTTGACCGTGGCTTTCATGGTTTGAGCTGTTTTTCGCAGGTTTTCGTTCGCCCATTTACGCCAATTGTCATCCCGGTCAATAATTGTTTCTTTGATGGTTGACAGGCTGTTTTCGGCTTGTCCAACTCTTGATTCCGTTTGCTCGACTCTTATTTCAATTTGCTGCTGCCTTAATTCAATATTGATTAAGGCCTGCAATTGAGGGCTCAAGGTTTGAATGACTGGTTGTTTAATTTCTTGCTCCATCTTGTTAAAAGCTTTTATGTAATCCTCTTTGAATTGTGCCGCTTTCGCCCCGGTGAATCCCATTGCCAAAAATGTGAATCCGTCGCGGGTTAATTCAAACATAGGAAGAGTTCTACCGGTTGAGTCGGTATATTCACTGACGTTAAAATTAACGCCAGCAAATTCATTGCTACATTCCAAACCTTTAATTGCTTTAATTACGTTGTAATGTTCTTTTTCGAAAACCTCTGCCACTTTTAGTGAAGTGGTGATCGCTTTTCCGTTTTGAATTGTTACCAAATTGTCCACTTTATCGACCTCCTGTTAAATGTAAAATGTCACTTTGACGAACATATCAACATTTTAAGATAAAAAAATATCCCGCAATGTTTCAATACTGTTAATTTCAAGAGCGGCAGCAATAGAAACAGCAGTAAAAAGCTCCGGTGTCCGTCCTTTTTCGACATTTAAATATGTAGTCCGGTTAATCTTTGCTTTTTCCGCCAACTTAGCTTGTGATAAGCCTTTGCCCTTGCGTAATTCATATAATTTAGTATTCATATTTTCACCCCCTTAAAAGTTTTTGCATGAAATTGTAACCTCTAAGAACATAATAGCCTACTTCGTCGAACGTGTCAATATAGTCAACAAAAATAAATGTTGCTTTGGCGAACGGATTGGAGTATAATATCAATTGTTAAAAAGGTGGTGATAATTATGACAATAAATCAAAGAATTAAACTATTGAGAGAAGAAAAAGGCTTAACTCAAGAAGAGTTAGCAGAATCAATTTCGGTTAATCGTTCGACTCTTGCGTCTTGGGAACGAAACATTTCTCCAATGATAAAAGAATGCAAAAAATTGGCAACTTTTTTTGATGTCTCTCTTGATTATCTGGCAGGTGAATCCGACCAAAGGCAAGAAGCATCCGTTGAAGTCCCTGTAATATTTACCCAATCCGACGTAACCCTGATCCAACGATTTCATGCCATGTCGCCCATCGGTCAAAAAATGGTTCTCGACATGATGGATAGCATCGAAAAAATGGAGAAGAGGAATTGACAACAACAAGATGACGCAAGTCATCTTTTTACATAGATTATGAAATCAAGGAGGGGATATCATGGCAGAACTAGGGAAAGCGGCGTTTATTGATGTTGAAACCACCGGGTTAAACCCGGAAAGAGATGAGATTATCGAATTAGCAATTACTCTATTTTCTTTCGATCATGAAACGGGAGAGATTATCGAATGCATAGATAGGTATTGCGATTTTCGCGAACCAACATGTTCGATCTCACGAGAAGCAACAGCAGTAAATGGAATAACAAAAAGGAAAATCAAAGATTGTTATTTGGATGATAGAAAAATTAAAGAAATAATCGATAAAGCAGAATTTATAATTGCTCACAATGCCCGTTTTGATGCTTCGTTTGTTGTCAAGCTGTTTCCATTAGCTCTTTCCAAACCGTGGTATTGCTCGATGAACGGAATAGACTGGAAAGCAAAAGGTTTTAAATCAAAAGGATTACAAAATTTGTTAAAAGATCATAATATTCAAGTAAATGAAGCGCATAGGGCCGGGGCCGATGTTGAAGCAAGCATAAAACTATTATCCCGAACTAATGAAAATGAGATTACTTATTTATTCGAGCTAATCAATGGAAAAAAAGTTTATCTTGAAAATTTAATAAAAAAACCAAGTTTTGATTATGAAGAAAGAAAACTAAGCCATAATTATTCCTCTGAATATAAAACAAAAGAAACAACCCAAAAAAGCGGATTTAAAGAAGGCTGTTTGGGATGTCTGGTTGTAATAATTTTTATAATTGTCATGTCGATTATATGTTCGTTTTCTTGCGGAAATTAAATTCAGGGAGGAAAGGATATGAAATTTATCAGCAAAGAAACATTGAGTGAAATCGGTTATGCGGTTGCATTAATTATTGTAGTATCACTTTTTGTAATTGGTTTGTCTATCGTTTTATGGCCGCTCCCGGCCCCATTTCTTATTTGCGGTGCAATGGGTGTAATTGGCTGGACAATTAAAAAAGTTTTTTATTTTATTTTAGAACTATTTCCGTGGACAAAATCTAAATCGGTTGGAGATAAATAGGAAAGAGAAGATTAGCCAAATACCATTAGCAAATTTAATAGAAGGTGATTTTATGAAAGGCTACAAACAAAAGCGTGGAAAAAACTCCTACCGGCTTGCGGTCTATGTCGGTCTGGCACCGGACGGGAGGAGCGATTATATCAAGGAAACAATTCGTGGTAGTGGCAAAGATGCCGATAAACGGCTTGCTGCAATGGCAACGGAAAACGACCGTGGAGAATATGCACCGCCGACGAAACAGACATTCGGGGAATATCTGTTGGTTTGGCTTGAATATATTAAGGGTCAGGTTTCGGAGGGGACATACGAAAATTATTATGGATATTACAAAAACCACATTCAAAAGGATCTAATTAGTCGGGTAAACATTGCCAAATTAACCGCGTTTGATTTACAAAAATTTGTTAGCAAGCTCGCTAAAAATAAAACATTTGTCAAATATAGACCGAATGATATCATATCGCCAAAAACCGTTAAAGAAATTTTATGCATGGTTAAAACAGCACTTAAACAGGCTTGTATATGGCAAATAATCAAAGATAATCCGTCGCAATATGTCACTCCTCCAAAATCAGTTAGATACCATGCAAAGGTTTTTGACGATGAAGAGATCGTTAAATTTTTAGAAGCGGCTGAAAACGATAGATTTTACTTCTTGTTTTTGATAGCTATTTATTTAGGGCTTAGGAAGGGGGAAGTTCGGGGTTTGCGTTGGCAGGATATAGACATAGGCAAATGCAATTTAACAGTTGCACAATCGGTAAGACGGGGCGGTTATGAGTCCCGATACAAAGACCCTAAGACTGAAAACAGCAACGGAACCCTGCCATTTGAAGAATGGATGATACCATTATTTTTGAAACAAAAAGCGGCAGTTAATGCCATGAAATTAAAATATGGTAGCCATTGGAACGATAACGATCTGGTCTTCCCCTCCATCACAGGAAACCCCGCTCATGTAAATGTATTAGCAAAACATTTTTGCGATATAATGGATAAGGCAGGGCTGGAACATATCAGATTCCACGATTTAAGGCACTCCTGCGCCACGTTATTACTAACCGCCAATGTCCACCCCAAAGTAGTACAGGAACGCCTCAGACATGCCACAATGGGGACAACGATGGATTTATATAGCCATGTTATCCCGAAAGTTCAGCAGGAAGCAAATAAAACCATGAGCAAGATATTAAATATAAAAAGCAAATAGCAAAACAGAAAACCGCTTATAACAGCGGTTTTTTGGTTCCATGACCAATTTCATGACCAAATTTGATTGTTCTAAATATTTTTATCTTGTTTAGCTGGTCTTATAAATGGTGCGGGTAACAGGAATTGAATATGAGCCCGATAATATTTATATTGTTCCAGATTGTTCTAAAATGTTTATTATGCAGGTATTTATTAAAACAACTCTTTTATTTTGTTCCAGAATAGTCTAATTAATTCCGCTTTTTCATAACCAACCCATGACCGGTTATTTTTTTGCCCTTCCTTATAAATTAAGTTTTCCCTCCAAATAGTCAATCCTTTTATTAGCAAGTGCATCAAATAGAGCGTTTTGTTTATTAAATTTATTTTACATTTAAACATTGCTTTCCTCCTTTTTTTAATAAACCGTCAATAAAAGACCGCCCCAAAAACCGATCCATGATTATAAATTCACCCCCACCTTTTTATTAAAAATCATAAAACAAACTTGACATAAATATGTATATAAAGTAAAATAATGGAGCTCACGTAATTTTATATAAAGTCTTTCTGGCACCATGGAAAGGCTTCTTTTTTTTAAATTGTTTACATTTATATTATACTCCCATAACATTTTGTTAACAAGCAGGAATGTTATGGTAAACTAGGGAAGGGGTTTAGTTTGAGAAAGATTTTGTAGTTTAATCGAATGTATGTTCGTATTTATTATAATACAAAAGAATCGTCGGCGCTTCGCTGATTATTACGGCAATACAATAATTTAAGCCCCATAATGGGGCTTTTTTAATACAAAAAAAGAGCCGGTTGGCTCTTAATTAATCTTGTGTATTGTATTTAATAAAGGCTTTTTCAATGTTTTTGAAATCGGTTTTAGCAATCATGCCCCATCTTTCTTCAAAAGAACTTTTTGGTATCATCATTGATTTTGATACTCTGGCATAAGATGGTTCCAACAAGTTAGCATCCCGCCACTTAAAAATGGGTATATCGTATTCGTCCCTGGCTTCGCGAGTTGTAACCTTTATTGACAGTACTTCCAAAGTATCGACATCAATAACTATACATGGCCTTTTCTTTGATTGATTAGGATCGTCTTCAAACGGGAAATCTATATACCACACTTCCCCTACATTCATTGCTATTTTCGATTCCTTTCAAAATGCTTGTCCCATTCATCTTCATTAAACCAGTCATCATTTCTTGATATTGTTGGTTTTCCGTCTTTGTTGAGTTTTGTGTTTTTACGAGCTGTTTCGTAAATCCTGCTTTTGTTCTGCTCAATGAATTCGGATAAAGATAATTTGTTAGCTAGAATAGCACCCATATTATCATCCTTCTTTCTCCGGTATTGCACATGTCTCACCTCTTATAGACTATCATATAACAGAGGTGGCACAAATATTCTTTTTTCTTATCTTATATATTAGCCGTTTTCCCTAATTCTTGCAATAGGACTATTAGTCTATTCATAAAAAATTAACCCAGTCAGTTGCCGGGTTCCATTGCCAACAGGAAAGCTTTACATATTGCTTCAGGAACGGTTTCCCCAACGGCATACACTCCTGAATGCCTAAATTTTGCAATCCATCCTAGTTTACTAATTTCTGGTAAAACACCAGCTTGATACTCCAATGATAAATAGTCGCCGTTTTTGTGCATTAGATCAACAACTTTCCATGCATCGTCTAAAGTTTCTGTATCCAATCCATCACAATTATAATTTGGAAATGCAATTATTTTAATCTGTTCATTTAACCATTCCGACGTAGCGGTCAGAATTTCTTCTCTGGTCACTTTACCACCTCCAACTGATTTAAAGATACCTCTAGCAAATCTGTTCCCCAATCTTCGATATAATGGTCAAACCGCACTATTACCGAAGTCGGATCGCCTGTTTTACACATGACAATCCCGGTTCCATGCAATTTGTGTTTTACATATAGAGCGGGTTTAATTTGTTCCTTAATCATGAATTCTCCTAACCAGCCCTATTACATCCTCCAAAGCGTCATTATACCCTTTACAATACGCCGCTTCTTTATCGTCGGGAATATCCTCGTAAAGCGGAACGGGCTCCAATCCGCTTACCAACAGCATGATTTCTTTTTTGGTCATGGTTCTTCCTCCATTAATTCGTCCATCTTACGAGTGAAATTTTCCATTTCACGATGTCTTGCAAACAAACGTTTTTGTTCTTGTTCATTATTTGCATTTCTTGCCATCAACAATAATTCTTTTGAAGCTTTTTCAACCCATTCTTTCAACTCGTTCCACGCCCACATATAATTGGTCATGTCAGTCCTCCTTCAATCGGATATAATGCCCACTTTCATAACAACCAATTTTGCAACCATGATAATGGCAAAGTGGTAAATTTAAAACAGTTGAAATTATATCTGCTTTTTCTTGACAATTGGTGTCAGGACATTGACATCGGGTATAAAGCTTACCATCGATGTTTATGCGCTTATCAAGGGTCATGTTAAGCCCCCCTCTTCCCATGCATCCCTTTTGCCGCTTTCGTCAATAGGGGATAAAACGACTATTAAACCACATTTGCCACAAGTTGTAGCACATATTGATTCTGGATCTTCGTGTTTCTCTCCACATCTGGGGCATTCCCACCAACCCCATTCTTGATTTTCAAACATGTCAGTCCTCCTTAAAACTCAATCTTTCTTCCGTGGCATCTTTCCAAATCATTGCTGCAATTAGTTTCCGCTTCAAATATCTTTTATCGTCTTGCGTGAGATTTAAATCGTATTTGTGCGCTACCGATTCAATACAATCGCTGATAGTGGACTCGTAGCAATATTTTAGATTGTTTAGCTCAAGCATACATTTGTAAGATATATTATCTATGGTTAACATGGTTTCTCCTTCTCCCACCACCAATCGATATGGCCGAACAATTGTTCTTTGATTTCAGCTTCTATCTGTTCGTCAGTGGCATCGTCATTCACTTCTACTTCTTCTTCGATTAGATCTCCAGCCTCAGCCCGAAGGTAGCCTTTGATTAGCATTGTTTTTCCTCCTTCTCATCCTTCAACGAACAATCAGGACAATCCTTGTACAAGCTTAAACTAAAGCTTGTCCCGCAATCGCATGTTACCCAATCACTGTAGCCGCCCCATTTTATTGCGTTGAGGTTATCGTTTAGAATATACATTGTTTCTTCCTTTTTCTCGAAAAACCCTGATCCGGTTTCCCGCTTGCTCATTTCAGCTAAAAATTCCAGATCATCGTCAGTGAGCAATCTCATCCCATCTTCACTGCAAGACTTGATTCTCCCCATCCCAGCCCGTTCTAATCCCTGATCCAATTGCTCGGTAGTAATGTTGTTAAAGTGAACGTCAATTTGTTTTAACCGTTCTTCGTTAGTCATTTTTCCTCCAATCTTCCGGTTAATCACCCGTCATTGCGTGATGAGCCATTGCAGACGTTGTTTTATCGATTTTACGCTGCTCTTCTTTGGTTAACTTTTTCCAACGACTACAGCGACTACAACCAGAATGATAACTGCAAGGCCAGCAATGACATATATTCTGACATACTTCATAAAAATTTTTAGGAATCATTATTTTCCCTCTCTAATCACCTCCGGATTTTTCTTAATGTAAATGAAGCTGTCATTTAGCAATACAGGAGTGGGGCGGCGACACACCCTTTTCCCCGTATACCCGCATTCCTCACAGCCAAACGGCCCATATTTAGCGCCGTATTCGCCGTAATCGGTGCAATTCTGACAATCTTCAGTGGTTTTTTCATCAACGCATAACAATCCATTATGTATCAAATATTTTTTTCGTCGATCTAAATGGTGTTTATCGACTAAACTAATGATTGTACTTCTTTCGGTTTCGTTTTGAAATGACATTTTTATTTTATCCATTTTATCCTCCAATCAGCTCCGAATTTTCCTTGACGTTACCGATGATTTCAAAATCTTTCATATTGCCAATTTCATAATAAGCAGGGGCGACATTTTTGGGATTAACAATATCAATTTCTGCCCTCAGAGTATCTTCGTTAAAATGAAATATGCCTATTCTTTCTTTCCAACAATTTCCACTACGTACTTTATATTTTATCACATGAAAATCATAGTAAATCTCGTCACCGTGAATGTCGGTTTTGCCGGTGAATTGATAAAGCTCTAAACTACTATGTTTAAAAGGTGATGGGATTAAATCTTTAATACTATTAATCGTTAAAGCCATTCCTGAATCTTCATCCCACGCAATATATTTATTCATTGTCAGCCTCACTTTCCATAATCTCTAAACAATTCATTCTGCAATAAACTAGGGCCTCTCCCCTAGTGGCGAATGAAGCGATCCACATTTCTTTATCTTGGGAATTGGCAACAACCCACAGCCATTTTCCTGTTTCGTTAGTATGACTCAAAATTACTTTGCTGAATAATCGATCAATATTTTCTCTATATTCATTTATTTCTTTAGGGTTCATTTTCAATCCTTCCTTTCAAACCTTCCCGTCATATTCAACTACTTTAACGTTTCTAACGGATGTTGACCTTTTATCAGGTTTATATGTTTCAAATTCGACCATAAACCTTGTTCCACATTCCAAACAAATATGCGGGGCATGTCTATTTACATCAAACAGGACATCAGCAGGGCAATCATCTAAATTATATGTTCCAAACATACAATCCCCGCTTTTACTTTGACATTCATCAATCGCGCCACATCTGGGGCATGGAACTAAAACTGTATCATAGCATCCCATTATTTCTTATCATTCCTTTCAAACCTTTTCTAAAGCCGCTTTCAGAACCTTTTCTATCGCATCCCAATATCTTGCATAATCTTCCAAGCCTACGTTTTGAGGAATAATCTTTAATTCGGCTGCCTTTTTAACAGCCGCGTGTAACACTTCAATTGGTATTTCCATTACTTTTCCTCCTTGGTTTTGAAATATTTGTCAAGGGCTTCCCTGACAAAATGACTCTTAGATTCTCCTGTTTTTTTCGATAGTTCCCTCAGCTTTTCCCGTTGCCATTCCGTCAACTGGAAAGTATCTCTAACAAGTTTTATTCCACCGTTTACTTTTGCCATGTCTGCTCCTCAATCAATCCAAATTCGTTTGCGGTCGGCATAATCATAAAGATTATTTAAAAGCCGGTTAGCATAATCAAGAGGCGAAAATACATCGTCTCCTTCGGGTATGTTTCTAAATTTCTCAGTTGAAAACCCAGCAAAACAAAATTCTGCTTCCAAAACATCCGCGATTGAATTCATTGATTTTTGGATGCTTTCGTGATCCTCCTTTTCAGTAAATAAATGTTTGATTTTTACTTTGCGAATCCAATTTCCCATTTCCATTCCACCCTTCATATTGTTACTTACATTTTATCATCACAATGTAATCATGTCAAGCTATAAAAAACACCCTCATTTCTGAGGGCTAAAATAAAAAGAGAAGAGCTCGAACCCCTCCCTTTTCATAATAGATATTATATTTTCCGTATTTTTATTATACCATATAAATCCAAAAAGTAAAATACAAATTCCCTTATTTTCGTTTCGGGCTTGAAAGTAAAATATAGATTGCCACGTTGACATAATTGTGTTAATATTACATTAAAGCCAAGTAGCGGATAACGCTATTTGCTGCCGCCCACAAATCACATCTCCCGCCAAGAAGCCTATGATTTGTGGGTTTATTAATTTACATTATACTCATCAAAACAATCGCCGCAATCAACAACCCGCGCTGGATTTTAAGGCTAACCACTTCCCTGTTGACCTTCTTTTTGTATTCGATCAAGGATTGATTGTTGCTCTGCAATAAGGTCTGCGCTGCTGCTAACTGCTCCTTGAGCGCTACTGATTCGGCTTGATATGTCGCCAATTGAATCGTTAACTGCTCCAACTCCTGCTGATATTGTCCCAATTTCTGTTGTGACGTTTGCAAGTCCGTCTGAGATTGCGCCAAGTCCGTCGATAACTGATTGTTGAGTTGTTGCAACTGACTGGTAATTTGCAATAATCTTGTCAAGTCCGCTTCGGATATATTGTAATTCGATTCGGCAAAAGTAATACAAGGCAACAAAAACAACAGAAACAGCGCTAAGACAACCGATACAAATTTTTTCAAACACGGTTCCTCCCTCCTTGCAAAAAGGCGGGTTTGCCCCGCCTATGCGTTATTCTGACGTTTTGTTGAGACCGATCACGTTTAACACTTTGATAATAGCCGCTAAAATAGTATCATCTTTGACGGTCGGGGTTAATTTGACGATAATGCTTGCGGTAGTAACCATGGAGGTTACAGCCAAGGCCAAATGTTCCCAATTTGTAGTTAACCAATTAATAATAGTGGTCATAATTAAACATCTCCTTTAATTTATTTTATTTATTAAAAAAGACTCGTTAGATCAACCGTTCCAACGCGCCTTGTAACCCCTAGAATCTACATGGACAAAATTACCTTTGGGATAACGTCCAATCCCATCAAACCCGCATTCTTCGGCTATTTGTGCTAACTCATTGACTCCGATTCCAACGGCGCTAAGATCCGCTGCTTTGCAGTACATATGCGTGGAGTTTGTTGCTCCTCCTACGTCTTTATTGTGTCTCGGGCATCTGAATCCACAATTAACAACAATCGGTTTTCCTACCTTCTCGCGGATTTTGTCAAGCAGAATCAACAGTTTTTCATCCATAACCGGATCTGGCTTATCCTTACACTCTTTGCCCTTACATCGGAACTCCGAAGGTTTGAAATATTTTGATTCATACATCCTTCACCACTCCCCTTCCGATCAAATAATCCTCCATCTCCGCCTTGGTCTTAGTCACATTCCCGTTTGCGCCCAATTGAGTCAATCCATCAAGGCACACCAGGCTACACCGCATTGTCATTTTGATATCATTTCCGTGGATCTCAATCCGTTCCGTCGCTTTTTCTATTCTCCGCGCCACCCGGTATAGAAAATAAAAAACGCTTCCAAGTATTGAAAGCACCGTCGAAATTGTTATTATGTTTATCAAATTAAACGTTACATTCAAATTACCACCGCCTCTCACCATTGTTATTTACCATAATTTACCTATTGATATTTCAGCGTGAGGACGATATTATTTATTTGTCCCCATGCCTAAGCCATGTGGATGATTGAGAGGTGTTTCCCGTTAGCGCGGGGACACCTCTAATTTACAAAGTAAAACCCGGTCTTTGGCCGGGCCAAGTCAAGCCGTCACTACTTCCCCGCAATTCGGGCAAAGCCACGTCCCGTCTTCCTGCAATGTCATTCTCGTCCGGCAAATTGGACAACGTTTGACTTTAACCAACGTTTTCGGCACATTACTCACCTCCCACTATTTCCGCTTTATCCGCAGTATATTGAGTCAAAACATCCGCCATTTCGAGTGCTATATCTGCGGCAACAGTGGCGCTTCCTTGGGCATTTGCAACTGCCCAGTCTTGGCCTAATTTTGTGATATAGGTGTCATATTCGGCTTGTAATGCAGTTAGTTTTTGAGCCTTTACCGCCGTAATATAATCAGCATCCTCCGAAACGTCAACCGCTATGCCATCCTGCATTTCCTCATAGGCTTCCAAAAAATAAAACGCTTCGTCCGTTTCGACCGGGGTCATGCCCTGGTGTAAACAGACAAAATCCGCTCTCTCGGTGTCAGTATATGGTTTGTCAAGTTTGTAACTCATAATTTACCTCTTAAAATCCTTTTGTTTCCCAATAAGATTTTCTACTTGAAGAACTAGCTTGGCTTATTGTAATAGTAGTCACTGTTTTTGCAATAAGAACAGGCGCGTTTGATGTCCCGCCACCAGTATCTCCCAAACCCTCAGCCGCTAACAAACAAGTAAAATTTGTATCTTTGTGAGTTTTTAAGAAAGTTACAGTGTGAGAAGTGGTTAATGCGTTTCCTAATCCCCCTTGTTCAATCCAGCCATCACTCCAAACTTTGTACCAACTAGTACCATTAACATAGCTAGTTACAACCCGCTTTTTAAACACCCAGCCCGTACCGTTGTATGTAAATTCAATCTGCGCACCTGTCGGAAAATAAGCAGGATAAGTGGCGCTTGCGGCGTTTCCGTCCTCGTGATAGATCGAAAGAGCGCCGGTTGAATTTACGTTTAGTGTCGGAACTGCGGTGGTGTTGCCGTTTGTGAATGTCACTAAGACCGTGGCTCCTGTCTCAAGGGTAAACGAAGTTAGGGTGACGGTTTTTGCGGCAGTTGCGGCGGCGGTGGAAGATGTACCAATTCCCACTCCCCCCGAAGGATCAACCCACTCAATGTCATAGTCAGTCGCGGATTTTTTGGCCGGAACCTGCCCTGTAGTACCGCCGGATGGAACGCCCACGCCATCTGCCCCGTCCGCTCCTGCAGCTCCGGTTGCACCTGTTGCGCCAGCTGCTCCCGTTTCTCCGGTCTCTCCTGCTGGGCCTGTTGCGCCTTTGATGTTGCCTTCAAGTACCCACGATCCAGATACTTTTGTATAAACATCGCCATTAGAGGTGTTTAGGTAGTAGTCGCCATTTGCGCCAGTTTCGGACGATGGGGCTCCCGATCCATTGTGCCATTTTGTCGCTGATTCCAAACTGCTAATTTGCTGATCGGTATATTTTTTTGCCTCGTTTAATGTCCAAATACTCAATTACGCCACCTCCTGCCATGCCGAACCAGTCCAATAATGAGTAGTCATTACATGGGTAGCGGTATTTATTGCAATTCCAAAAGCTCTATCAGTTGTGCCAAGGACTGGAGGAGTGTCGGTACTTAACCATTGATATTCCAGTATGCTCCCATTTACCGCAACTGGTGTAACTGCGCTTTGCAGTTGCGACAATACTTCCGACAATGTAGCTTGAGTAGCAAAATCTTTCCCGGCAATTGTTGATAGGGATGTATTGCCAGTTGTTTGCAACGCCGCTGTCGCCGGGGATATTTCAGTTCCCGATGAATTAAACGGCACTACCGGCATCGCTGCCAGACCCCATCCGCTTATAGTACTATAAACATAATTTTTACCCGTATCTCTTTCAAACCCGGTCGAACCATCATTGCAACCAGTCGGTTTGGTATCGGTTGATAGCCAAGTGTATCTGGTGATAGTCGCAATCGTTTCGTAAGCCATTTAAGCCACTCCTTTCAATATAAAAGCCGCTGCGGTTGCAACGGCTTAGTAAAATTTCCCAAATCTCTTATGTTTTTTAGGTTCGGGTTCAATGCCTAGTTTTTCCAATACATCGTTCTTGGTTTCCTTAATCTCACCATCGACTGGTGCGTTTGTGGCTGTTTTGGCAATTTCGTTTATCCGTTTTCGTAATTCTCGCGCCTCTTGATCTGTTTTGGCTTTTTTAATTTGATCATAAAGCTCCGACATTTCCTTGGAAGCTATATTGTATTGATGACGTTTGTTAACTGCTTCAATCGACAATTCTTTTTCATTGAACTTAGCATCAGCGGCATCGGTATCTGCCTTGGTTTTGGTTTGATAAAAACGGTTAACAATGTCATTGCTATAAACTGGGTCGGCAGTAAAGTTTCGAGAAACAGTATTGCCAAGAATTTGTTGCATTGTCCCCCTACTAGATTTGGTTGTCATTGGTAACGTGAACGCTCCGATCACCCCTGTGTAAGACCTGATGAGATAATCGGCTTGTTTCGGCGAAATGTTCAGTTTTTGCCCGATTGCCTTTGATATTTCGCTGGTGTTTTCGTCATATTGGTATTTTGGCGAACGTGTTTGAATCCCTCGAGGGACAATCGTCCTACCGGCAAAATCTTTATTGCTTGGTAAGTTGGTGATTAACGGACTAAAATAATTGTTTTCTAAAGGATTGGTCGGCGCAAAATTAGTAAGTACCGTATTGCCATATCCATCAAAAGCGTGTTGATCGCCTCTCAGCCCTCTTCGAATCCTATCAAAAGTATCCGCAAAGATAACCCCATACTCCCTTGACTTTGGAATCTTAATAAAAGTTTTCCCTTTGTCAGCAAAATTTGGAATCAGGTAATAGGTATCTTTTGACCGATTATCTAATTGCTGATAATTTTTGTTGTTTTGATTGATTAAATTTAAAGCAATTTGAGGGACAGTAACAATCAACACGCCTTTGCCAATAGTAGCTAAGGGATTTTTTTGGAACTGTCTTGCCAGTTTATCAATTCCTTGGACGCTCGGATTAAGATACGGAACAATAGCATCAACCGATTTTGTAATGTTGCCGTGCCGGGCAAAATTAACCGTCAATTCGTTGGCGTTGAAAATTCCCTGCATCTTACTAGCATAATCGCCGCCGTCACGCTTGACAATTGCTTTATATTCTGCATATCTCGGCAACGATTCAATGGATTCATTGAATTGTGATACCGCTCCCTCACCTTTGTAAAGCTTTTTCAAGTTGCTTTTTTTGGCGTTTCCCTCTAAAAAGAATCCGGAACTTCCTCCACCCAACGCTTTGTATTCACGAAACGATTCAGAATTTGTCGCCATATCCTTAGCAGCTTCGGAAAGATTTCGAATAAACTTAAACGGATTTTTCACCGAGCCATTAATGTAAGCGGTCGGAATATCGCGGGCAATGTTCTTAACGGCAAAAATGGGGTTTTTCCCGGTGATAAGTGCCTTATAGGGAGTTGTTACCATTCTGGCTATTTTTTCTGCTTCACCCGGTTTGTAATTGATCAACCCGGTCACCGATTCAAGGAATTCCGGTTTATTAATCTTCAAATAAACGGGTTTGCCGTCAACCATCACCCTGACAATGTTTTTACCGTTGAGTTTTGGTTTGTCGTATTGGGATACAAAGTTGTCCATCGTTTCCCCGATATCGCTGTTTTCAAGCGTTTTTCCAGCTTCACTCACCAAATCCGTTCCGGGGTCTTGGACAATTTCACCCCATTGTTTCATACCTTCAGGGTCTTTACGGATTGCTTCAATGATCGTTTGCCCAACTTCGTTGTATTTGGCAGCTTTAACGGTCTTATCCACTAATTGCATGGTGGTTTCAAGCGGGTTTAAAATTGGTTTCTCGCTTCCTGTAGCCTTTTTCAAAACGTTAGGTTGATTAGCAAATCCTTTGCCCGGTCTAATTTGAGTCGCCGCCGCCTCCTCTGTTGCTCGATAGGTCGGCGCATAATGGGGATAAATTTCGTTTAAATGATCCATAGTCTCTTTTGAAACTAATCCCGTTTTAACCGCCCATTCTTTCATAAAGTTTTTGTTGAAACCATCGTACTGATCGGCAATTCGTTTAAAGTCAGGAAACTTCGCTTCGTACTTGGCAATTTGTTGATCCGACATTTCAGGGGTAACTTCTTTGCCGAAAACTGGTTTTTCTTGCGTCATCCTGCCGATATTATGACGATGCAACAAATAATCATTAAACTCCTGTTCATATTGCCTTGGAACCGAATCAATAATTGCCTTATACGAACTGCCGATCTCCTTGCCTTCTTTGGTAACTAAAGCCTCTCTGAAAATGTGATTTATTGTTCCTGGAGCATTACGGGAATTGGCGGCCATGATTGCCATATCTTTGTTGGCAGTCATTTTTCCAGCGGTCTTTTGTGCCAAACCGATGTAATGTTGGTTGTTAACGAACTTCTGGTAAAAATTGTCCCATAAGGTTCGCATCGGCATTCGGCCTTTTTTATTCGTGACAATCTTATTCAGAGTCGGTGATACTTCGGAAGTTTCATTAGTAACCATTGTTTTAGCGCGTGGTTCAACTTGCTTTAAAAAAGGTAGTTCGGGTTTAGCAATAATTCCAAGTTCTTGGCCGCTTGGTCTATTTACTTCCGTTTTCCTTTGCCCTTCTTGGCCTTGCATGCCATTTTGGATCACCTCGTTTTTAGGCATAAAAATGCCCGGCTCGGGTTGAGTCGGGTTTACATTTTGTGTCCTCTTGGTCTCTACAGCCCCGTTGATTTCTGCCAACCTATTCGCATCAATTGTAACAGGTTTAACGGCTTCCACGGGCTTCTGTGATCCCTGTACTACGTCTTGAACTAACTGCTTGTTTCCGGCAGCTGGAACCTCTGATTTTTTGAGGAAAGGCAATCTCGTTTTTTCGCTTACATTTGTGGTTTTGCTGCCACCCAGTTCCAACAATTTTCCTAAAGAGCCCTGGACAACATTGGTCGCAGTACCTAAACCAATCCGTTTTACAGCGTCTTTAACCGTCATATTCGGGTCAACTGTGCCTTTGTCAATTGCGGCTTTAAGAGCTTCGGACGTGCCGTTAAACACCGTTTCCAGGCCGGCCTGTTTAGCTACTTGTTTCCACACGCTGCCCGTTCCTGTTTTTAACATATTACCAACAGGAATAGCAGCTAAAGCAACATCGAGAACCCCGGCTCCTGTTGCCGAAATGGCCGCTTTGGTTTTGTTAATTCCCTGCGCTCTTGTTTGGGCATATTGACTTCCTAAGGAATCAAGCCCTGCCGATATTAATGTAGGAGCGGGATTGCCGGTAGCTAAAGAGGCAACAATTCCGGCAACACCCTTATTGATTCCCGCATTAAATTCCATGGCGCTATCAAGAAGGCCGCCGGGTTTGATCTTTGCCTCTTTCTTGGCATTGGCTATATTTGTATTTTCTTTTTGAATCAAGCCTATAAGCTTTTTTTGTGCTTGTTCTTTACCTTTTTCAATGTTTTTTTTGCCGACCAGCATATCTGCAATTTTGTTGCCAACAGCGTTTCCGGCAACGACGGGAAGACCACCGATAACATTTCTGACGTTCTCCCCGTTTTCAAGTATATACAACCCGGCACCTTCGGCGGTTTGCTTAACTCTCCCCAGGGTAGTTTCCCAGTTGGCCTTTACTGCGTTGGTAGCGTTATTAAGCGTATTAACCGTATTGGAAATTACCTTGTTTCCGGCATCATTAATGGTATCCGCGGCGTTTTTGATCTTACCCGAAACGGTTAAATCTTCTCTTTGCTTTTGTTTTTCTTCCCATAATTCATAGGCTGTTTTTGGTTTTACAGTATTGCTGTTTTTTTGTTTCGCTTCCCATATTTCAAATGCGGTAGGCATCGATTAACACCGCCCTTATTTGTTGTTTTTATACCATACATAAAGGTCATTTTCTTTGAATTTATACTTTTTAGCAACTGCCGTTACATCCGTTGGTTTGCCTTTCATAGCTTTTCTAATCTCGTTTGCAACCATCGGAGTAACACTTTTCCCACCTATTTTGTTTCCTTTGGTTTGCGGGTTTGGTTGCGACTTTGGCTGTGGCTGATTTGCTGCTGGTTTGCTCGGTTGCGTCGGCTTTACCGGTTGCGGTTTTGTCGCCCCTTGATAATGGCCAAACATTCCAGTCACAGGATTAGACTGATTTGGTTTAAAATTAATTCCCGTATAAATGGTTTTGGTAGTATCTGTTTTCGGGTCTACCACTTTTTTAGCTTGCCAAATGCCGGGATTATTTTTTGGGTCAAGGTTTTGCATGGCCGACGAATAAGAATTAAAGCCGACTCTTTGCGCGATTTCACTGGAATTGCGTCGCATCATAGCTTGAAAATCGGCAGGAGACTTAAAAGAGCCGGCTTTCGAAAGCAATTGGTCGAACCACCGCTTGTTTATTTCCTGCTGTTCTTTGGTCAGACTTTTCCCTTGACCTTCATGGTTATATTTATCAACTTGCGCCCAAATTTTACTCAGTTCAGCACCTTTGATTTTTAACTCAAGTTGCTTTCCTTGTAAATCGAGCTGTTTCCCCTGTAAGTCCAGTCCTAATTTTTTTAACTCAATGTCGCCATTTTTGTTATCGTTTTCCCACTTAACCGCTTTATCAACAATGTCTTGAGTTACGCCATTGGGATTGTTAGCAATTAGCGTCGAGTAAGGATTGCTTTGACTAAACGTCAAGCCGCTGTAATTAAACTGCGCCTTTGGAGAAGTTTCGGAATAATAAATTTTGGCTAATTCATCCATATCAAACAAATCTGGATTTTTAGCCGCAGTTTCAAATTGCGTTTTATATCTGCTACCTTCTGGCAGACCTTTCAGCCAACCGTTTATCATATCGGTTTTAGATTGCCTCACGCCCGTCTTTTCCTGCTCGGCTTTCGCTTTGTCTTGCTGCTCTTGATAAACCTTTTCGAGCTGTCGCTTTTGTTCCAGAGAAATCGTTTTACCTTCAAGCCCAGCATAAGGAGAGCCAGCTTGGGTTTGTTGTTCGGGTGTGTTGAGCAACAAGGAAGGCGAGTTTTTGGGTTGCATCTGCTGATTAAAGTTTAGAAATGGTATAGTTGCCTTTTTGTTGACATATAAATCGGCTTGCGAATTATGCAATTGTTCGGCGTAATTATTAGCGGCATCTACGGAATCAAAAACCCCAAGATGCTGGCCGGTTTTGCGATATTGTTCAATGGCTTCCTTATCAGAAAGAATTTTACCATCCCAACTTACAGTAGGAACTAATATTTCTTTGCCATCTTCATCGAAACTCATGCTTCTTACCGTACTAACGCTTCCGTCCTTGTTTTTAACTTGCGGTCTATCGAGTAAATCAACAGTCCCCTCTTCGCTCATACCTTGCGGCTTAGCGCCGCCAGCAACCCACATATTAGGATTATTCTGATCTGACAATTGGCCTATATTATTTATTTGGTTTTGAAATTTGTCTGTTGGTTTATAACTTCCACCTAAATTAAAATTTAACGATTGCGGATTTGCAGTAAACATTTGCCCATAATCAACTGCATTGTTGCTGGACACGTTACCTGCCGTTGGAACCGTATAGGTCGGATGTTCGGTTTTATATCGCTCATCCTCTAGCGCTTGGCGCTTTTGGTTCGCCTTAACCTGCCATTGTTTCCAAGCGTTTTCTTTTTGCTGCTCTAACCGTTGCTGTCTTCCGCCAAGATATCCGCTTAACATTGGTACGCCACTTTCGGGGGATTTTATCGCCATATAACTTAACAATAATGGAATGGCTACTTTGTAAGGATCGCTTACCGCTTTTGCCCCAGAAGTCGGAATAGAATTGCCATTTTCGTCAAGCTCGGTAGGTGTTGAGGTAAACCAGTCGGAAATTTTGAACTTTTTTTTGGGATCAGACGTACTGACATTATCTGTTTGCTGTTCATTTTTATTTTTGAACCAATCAAGGATATTCACATCATCACCGGCCTTCTAAAAATCTTTTTAAAAGTCATTATTTGCCTATTCCGGCCAAACCAGAACCAAGCCCAGACAAGAGGTTGCTAGATGAACCAGACGAACCATATGCAGCAGATAAAGCTTGAGCTCTAGCAATATTAGCATTTGTGGCATTTGTAGCATTGGTTTCGTTAAGTTTCAACTGTTGCGCCCATTCATCCCATTTACGTTGATTGTTATAGGAATCCACTGCGTTTTTAGCCGCATTTTGTTGCTGCAAAATAGTATTATACCGTAGCTGATTTTCAAGTGGCAACTGTGAAATTTGGCTTTGAAGTTGGGCAATCTGTGGAGTCATGTTTAATGCGTTCTGTTTATTGGCTTGCGTTGCTTGCTCATTTGTACTTTGCAATTGCTGCCAAATATTGGCCAAGGTATTTTTTTCAGAAGTGGCTTGATCTCCCCAATTTGCTGTGCTTATCCCGGAACCAGTCAACCCAGAATTAGCCATTCTTGAAGCAACTTGATTTTCTTGCTTACCAAAATCCTTTTCAAGATTTTTCTTGGTGTTTTCATATTGCTTAGTTAAAGCGTCGTTAGAATACGCTTGATAACCACTGCCTAAAATTCTGTTTGTTTCGTTTCCGGCGTTGGTCAAATATTGGTTCCCTGCTGGAGTATTCGAAGCCATATTTTTTATGTTAGCCATTGAGGAAGCTAAGTCTGAACTGGTTGAATATTGTAAAGTATCGCCAGAATATGGAGCCCAACTGACCGGAGTATAATTAATACCACTAGCTGCTTCGACCGCGTTTTCTTGCTTTTTTTCAGCACTTTTAGCTGATTGAGCACCACCTACCGCGCTAGCTGCGGCTGCTATATATGGAATTGCTGCCGGCATTACAACCACCTTCTTTCAAATTCTTTTTTTAGCATTGATAAAACCACTACATCTTCATATTTATCACCGCGTTTAACTGCTTGCCTTTCGGTGCCTTCATAAACAAACCCGCCCCTAGAATCTAAGTCAACAGCTAGCTTATTTGAAGCCAACGGTCTGACATATACCCTGTTTAAGCCTAATTCTTCAAAAGCAAATTTCCCAACTTGCCGCCAAACAAATACGCCAAGCCTTAGACCTCTTTGATCGGGAATTGCAATTCCAAATTCGGCTTTTGAATTTTTCGGATCGACGTTATAAATATTTGCCCACCCAACCAAAGTTCCGTCATTCAGTCGAATCCCAAATTGATAATTTTGAAGCTGCGGGTTTTGCGGTTCTGTGGCGATAAAATAAAAAAGTGACTCGTCCTTGAGCCACTTTTCAACGGTTAATTGATCTTCAGTAAATACTGGAGTAAGCTTCATTTAAATTACTCCTTTTGATTTCAAATAAAAAAACGCCTAGATTTTTCTAGACGTTTTTTGTAAGTTTTATTTTTGTTGATAGATGTCGAATCGTTTTATAAATTTTTTTGGTTTATGCATAAGTTCAATATTTTCTTTAATTTTTTCGTCTGACCAATCCCACCATTTGATACGGGCGAAAGCTTCTATTTCGTCAGGTTCAAAACGATAACGAATTATTTTGGCAGGGACACCAGCCACAATTGCATAATCCGGAACATCTTTGGTCACTATTGCGCCAGCCCCAATTACCGCCCCGTTGCCAACCTTGGCTCCTCCGAGAATTGTTACATTACTACCGATCCATACATCATTACCAATAATGGTTTTTCCGTGGTCGTATTTTTCAAGCACATTGCTATCATCTTCTGGTATAAATCCAAATTTCTTTAAATAAATAATTGGGTTTCCCGTAATACAACCGATTGGGTGATTCCCGCTTATTACATTTAAACCTGCAGCAATGGAACAAAACGCACCAATACTTTTGATTCCGCAAAAACATTTAACTTCTTCAAAACCATATGAAAATTTTCCTATTGGTAGATCAAAATATTTGTGATAATAATACCGCAATAAATTATTTTTTTCTCCATACTTTTTTTTTGAACGTTTCCTAAGCACACGAAAAATTTTGCTCTTTTTCTTATGCAATTTTCTTAAAATATTGCAATATAACACATCAATGATAGATACGCCATATAATATTTTAAAATTCATAATATTATTTCCTTTGTGACCAAATTTCGTAAATATCAAGATGAGTGTAACATAAATAAATCAAGAAATCAATTATTTCCCAATGGCTCTCCAATAGGTAGTCTCAGAATAGACGACACTGTCTTGCACATTTGTAAGACTAAGCGTAAATGTGCTTACGGTTAAATTTAACGCATAAACCAACAATCTACCGCTCGCAACAACATTGTAGCAAGCGTTAGGAAATTGAATAGGAAAAGTAATGAGACTTGTATTGGTGTATCCTCCTCCGACCGCTTGGGAGCCCGAATACCCCCACTGCAAAATCAACCCATCAGGTAAATATTGATAGCCGCCAGTCCCAAACGAAGATTTAAACTGACTTGTAATTGCTGAATTCGTCAAAGCGTCGGTAGTCAATGATTTTCCATCAACATCACCCGTCACGTTCCCGGTAACATTCCCGGTCACGTCCCCGGTCAAATCCCCGGTTACATCACCGACTAAATCGGCGGTAATGGTATTGGCCGAGAAGTTACCGGAATTATCACGTTTAACACCTGTATTTACCAAATTGTTATTGGTCATATTAAGCCAATTAGGAGCAGCTCCGGCTCCTTGCGATTGAAACACATACCCTGAAGTACCAGCTTCAACAAAGGCGGTGGTATCGGCGGCGGATTGATATGGAATTCGGCTACTGCCGCCGCCTTCAAGGCTAATGGCTTTATCGGCAGTGCCTTCTAGGTCGCCGACAAAACCGGCTGTATCGGTCGCCCCTACCGCCGTAATAATCCGTGCTGCAAAGTCTCCGTTAGCGTCACGTTTGACAATTTTGCTCGCCGTATTAGTTACAGCAGCATCAGTTGATACTAAACAATAATCATTAATGTAACTTTGAATAGCCTGGATATCTCCATTAAGATCGTTACTATAAAGTTTTTCACCATCTACCCAAACTTTAGGAATGGTTAAAGCCATATAAATCACCTCTTACTAATTTAAAAAGCCTTCAATTTATGAAGGCTTTTTCTAAATTTCTCTTATGGGGTAACTTTTGATTTCTAGATAATCAATTGAATGTTTTTCAAGGCCTGTTTCTAAAATTTCAAAATAGATTTTTTGGAAGCGTTGTGCATTGTTAGTTCTTTTTAATGGTGAAGAACTAGCCGACTCCGCCATTTCTTTGCTTACTATAATATCTTCTCCCAAAATAAATTCGCCAAGAACCGCTCCCCTTCCGGAATATGTGTTTGAAAAACTACCTGCTGCCGAATGACCGGCATCAGATCCCCAACCAATTTTAAATGTTCCCCCACTGATCACGTTTATAGCTCTAATACTGTCGAGGCATTGCTCGATTCCGTTATTGCCTTCAAACCTTGATTTAAAATAAGCCGCTATTTCGTTGCCGTTATCGTTGTATCCATTAAACAATTGTGTAACATAACCGGTGTTACTTAGACCGGCGTGTAAAGTATCGTCTTCAAATTTAACCATTATTCCTATGTTCCAATCATGAATCGGATACCATTGTTGGCGTTGAGTGTCGTAAGCCATCCCACGATTACAATAATTAACGTCACCATACGGATAAAACAAAAGATAATAATGGTCGTAATATATGGCGCAACATTTATCTTTATTAGTACTTGAAATTTGGTCTAATTCCGAATCAATACTTTTAGAAATATGTTGTGCTCCAGTCGTTGCAGTACCTAGCATATCCGAATACTGCCAGACCCCATCCGGCCCAAAGAAACGAATATAACCATCTGGACAAACTGCGATTGTTTTTTGATCATAAGCCCCAACGGTTGGCCCGGCCGCAACATTCAATGTACCGGAACCAGTGTCTGCCGGTTCCCCGCCAATCCAGTAAGATTGATTTAACTTGGTTACAAATAGTTTGTCTTGGTAACGAACCATACCAGTAATATTTTGACCATCGTTTTGACCGCAAGGAACCCAGCACACAACACCAGCGCCGCCATTAGTAAAGTACCGATTGTAATAATTCACCTGTGACCAATAAACCCGCGTTGGATAGTTTGGATCTCTTGTCAACCAAAGCCGTTCTTTGTGAACCAAAAGAATATCCCCGTGCGGCTGAATTCCGATTATTTCGTTGTGATTATCTGCTGTTAAACTATAACCGTTTTCGTTGTAAAGTTTAAGTTCTAATGCAGAGCCTGTAGTCCCGGAATAAAGCCCACTACCATCACTGAAGAAATACCGGCTAAACCATGAAGTAAAACCAATTTCGTCATCAGAACCGATTTCCATAAATGTTAAGGTGTTACTGGAAACGCTTGCATCTTCAACGGCCGAAGCATCTAAGGTATCTTCGTCTATAATGTTGGTCGAATCGGCATCAATGTGGATGTCGGTATCTGCAATATGTGCCTCGTAAGCAACTCTTAAGGCATTAACAAGAACTATCAACGTTGCTGTATTTGTAGCATCGGCGGCAGTAACTTGATGTATTGAGTCCGTCCCGCCAGTATGATACAAAATACCATCTGCGTCGTGAGCGTTAAACTTTGTCTTCAAACTATTAGCATTTGCAGCAAGCGAAGAAACATAAGTGTCGGTGATAGCTGTTGGATCTTCGTTATCATCGTCAATAGTCGAATGGACTAGCCCGATTGTTATAGAAGCAGTTGAAACAACATTGTCAGCGTCGGAAGACAAATGGATACCAGTATCTTGTCTATGCGCTTCATATGTAATCCTAGCAGCATTCAAAAGAACAATTAATGTTTCCATGTCCGCGGCATCGGTGGTGTTAATCTGGTGGCTTGCCCCGGTCGCTTTGTGCCATAAAGTACTATTTGAATCATGAGCGTTAAAATTTGTTTTAAAACTATTGGCGCTTATAATCATTGCTGCCAAAGTATCAGCAGCAATTTCGGTCGGATCGTCGTTCGTTTCATCAAGCGTTATATGAACATTCCCGATAGCTACAACATTAGTACCAACAACGTTCTCTACGTCAATAGTTGCGTGACATCCGTCATCAATCCGGTGGGCTTCATACATTGTACGAATATCGTTTGCCAACGTAATTAAAGAATTCAAATTATAAGCCGCAATCGACGTGACTTGGTGGCTTGTCCCTGCGTCTTTGTGATATGTTCCATATTCGCCATCGTGAGCATTAAACTTGGTTTTTATACTATTGGCAGTAGCGATCATATCGGCCAGCGAATTGGAAGCCAAAGTGATCGGGCCATTATTAGTCGTATCTGCCACGGTGTGACTTGTTCCACTGCCTCGCGCACAATGTGCCGGATAATCGATCATTAGTTCCGTAAGCAGATTGTAAACGCCAGTAATCGTTTCTTCGCCTTCGGCGCAATGGGCTTTATAATCGCTAATTAATTCGTTAAGTAAGGTTTTAGCATTTTCATAAGTGGCATTTCCCGTCCCACAATGAGCAATATATTGTGTCCTTATTTCAGTTAACAATGTATAAATATTGGTTGTCAAAATGACGCTGCCGGTAATCCCAGAATCGTTTGCTTCAACCAAAGAAATTGTTCCCTCGCCAGAAACACTTCCGGTAGCCAGTAAATTTGTCCCGGCGTTATCGCCATAAATGTTAACTGTTCTTATACCACTACTATCAATTAGATCCCACCACAAAGTTCCGGCGCTTGCGTTTGCGTCGGTTACTCCATCTAACAACCAATCATCCAATTGTTTGTTGACATCGCCGCCAGAAACCAACGGGGTAATGTGTAAGTTATTTGAAACAGTTAAACTGAAATCCAAAATGTTATTTTCCAAATCAGTGTCGTCGGTAACATAAGTTGCTTTTGCCGTCCCGGTCAAACCAGAATCATTCGTTTCGGACAAAACGAAGGTATCGCCAGAAATACCCATGCCCGAACAAACTAAATCTTCGTCTTCACCAGAACTATTTTTATAAAATTTAACGAAAATATAATCGCCTAAATTTTGTGTATTTATACTTTCCCAAGTGCTCCAATTGTTTCCCCAAATAGAGAAATTTGATTTTGCTATTGACCAATGTAATGAACCATTATTAGTATTATCAACATTTGAACCCGTTAATGTTATTTCTGATAATTGGTTATTGGCATCGCCGCCGATTGATGAAACCGATAAAGTTGTAACCGTAGATGACGGTTTGACATCGAATACTTCGGTACCACATTTAGCAAACGTATGATAATTCGCACCGTCATAATAACGGAACAGTCCAGTGACTCCTACATCAGCCGTTAATTCCGCAAAACTGTCTAAAGTATAGCCCTTGCGCTTGGTTAATCCTAAATCATCAGCAAGGTAGTTATACATGTTGGAAGATTCGCCCGGTTCTAACTCGTTGTTTGAACCGCCTAGTTTTACGCCTCTAAATCCTCCAGCAGAAGGATCACCAATCACCCAAGTATCGATCTTACTACCTAACCCCATTTAAACCACCTGCCTAATCCATTTCCGGAAGTTCGGTATATTGCCCTTCCCCCCTGAAATGATTTTCCATTTTGCCTAATTCTTCCTCGTAAATCTGTTTCCATTGGACAAAACCTGCCTGATCGCTCCCTTTGTCAACGGAAAATAGTCTCATGGCCACATAATAAGCAAGAATTCTCTGCCACATAGTCGGAATTAAAATTGGGGAATCTTCAAGGGTTAAGTCGGCGCTCGGCCCCCCATAATATGAAAAAGAAATAGTATAAGCGCCATTTGGCAAAGGATCAATTCCCATTTTGCCGTTGACAAGATAATAATTAACAGGTTCGCCAAAAAAACCGAGACTAACGTTTTTCCGCATTATTGGATATAGCTTATAATCGCTATAACTGGCGTATTCTAGTGAAACAAAATCATCTGGTAAACTGTATTCTTGGGCTCCGTTTGTGGTCGATATAGTGCTTGACGTTCTGTAACACCGCGTTTCTCGGCAAACATCCATGTAACCCTGATTTAGCATTTCAAGTGCAAAAGTTCGGTTCCCATCATCTTCATATCTAGAAGACGTTCCTGATTCATCAAAAAGATCAAATGCTTTAGTTAGAAGTTCATTTGCAGTTGACATTTAGAACCTCCTTTCAATAAACAAACCCGGTTTGTTTAACCGGGTTACCATTGTTATTGCGGATTAAGTAGTCTTAAATACGTCCCGTCGTAAATAAAATCTGCAACAGAACCAATTTGCATATCGCCCGCCGCAACGTCCAATCCAGACGATAATTTAACGGTTTTTGCTCCTAATCCGTTTAGATTCAAAGTCGGAGTGGCCCCGGTATTTGATACGCTTATGACAATCGAAAACCTCAAACCAGCGAAATAAGCGGTAGCAAAAATCGGGACTGTCGCAGTCTGGACTTGAGCGGTACCGCCTCCCACACCGAAAACTGGAATCATGGGAGTTGGAAGTATAACATTACCACTTAAAGCCGCGATGCAGGTTGGAGCTACGACTGTAAGCGCGTTTCCGCACGAAATCCCAGCGCTTGGAACGACTCCGCTTAACATATGGGCTTTAGTTAAATCAGTAAGATTTGTATTGTTAAAAACGATATTTGGAACCGTCCCGGAATTGGTAAATAATCCACCGTTAACAATTAGTTGACCCGCTGTAACAGTAATGTTTGCCAATTCTAGATTCATATCCATGTTACAGTCTGCCACCGATAAAACCGCATCCGCTCCATTTAATGTGATCCGCCCGCCGCCGGTTAGTCCTCTAAAATAAGGGTTACCGCCAGTGATCGTCATTGCGCCGGTATAATTTAGATTCTCGAAATGTGGGAACCCGCCCTGGACAGTGACAGTACCATTGATTGACCCGCCATTACGAGTTGATCGGCTACTGCCGGTGTAAGCGTAAACAATTGTTCCGGTAGTCGCGAGATCGTAAATTTGATGCACTGAATTAACGGTTGTGGTGCCGCTAACCGTCAAGGTTGACCCATTGCCATGGATGCATATTGGAATGTCAAACGTAAGGTTTCCGGTATGCGAATATGCTCCGGTACCCATTTCCAAGGTTACGTTTGTTAGACTGGCGCTTGAAATTTTTGCTAACACTTCTGCCATTGTTGTAAATGGGTGAAATATAGTTCCGTCTGCTACTCCAGTGTTTAAAGGGCTGAGATAAATAGTGTTAAATGGTTCGCTTAAAGTTGAACCAATTTCCTGAATAACGGTTTCGACATCCGTTCCGGTAAAATATCCGCCGGAATCCACAACCGCAATTCCAGAAGCAGGGGATACTTTGATTAGCGTACTGCCTTCTTGAAAGTCGAACGTATTGTCCAAATTAGCTAACGCAGTTATATCGGCATATACGGTTGCGCCCGATTTGGCGTGTACTGTGTTTCTCGCGGCTTTCATGTTCATAAGTTCACTTGTTGAGCCGTCCTCAAGGTTTAAAACATTATCGTCCACGCAACTACATCCGGGGTCAAACAAACTATCTGTAATGTTAACTGCCGGAATTCCATAGTAGGCACCGCCCGTCAGATATACGCCGCCTCTTATTCCGGTAACATTAATTGCGCCGCCCGTCCAAATAGTGTTATGACCATAAACCTGCACGTAGGAATCATTTTTTTCTCCGTCTGTTCCGGTCGCCTCAATATTCCACGTGGCGGCGTTTGAATGGATGTCTTTGAGTTCGAGCAAAAAATGTCCTGCCATTATCTGATTAATAACCGAACTTGATGCAATACTGATATTACGAAGGGTTAGATGTTGAGATGTTGAATTAACAGTGCCACGATAGCCGGCCCCTGTAACGCCGCCGTCGCCTGCAATAGTGATAAAATCCTTTGTAAGCGTCAGATCGCCCGTGTAAGGCAGCCCCAGTTTTACGCGGATTTCATAAATGTTTGACGCGCTTGTACCGGATGGTACCGCATCGTGCGCCGCCTGCAAACTTTTATATGGGAATGATTCAGTCCCGTCTGGGGTATAATCATCTGTGCGCTGATTATTAACCCATATCGTGTGAGTGACGATTGCTAAAGGCGCTATTTTCGTTGCGTATGGTTTGATTCTTGAATCGATCAATGCAATGTCTTTATATTTCATTACATCAGCCCCCAATTAGCGCCATCCCATAAATAATAATCTTTTGTATCAGTTTCATAAAAAGTAGAACCCGTAAAAACTCCCTGAGTCGGTTTTACATCGGTTGACAATCCTATAAAATCTTTGACTGGTTCAACAACTAAACGTGTTGCCATTTAACGCACCTCATTTTACAATAGAATAAATAGTTGGTTTCAATCGTTTGTGCATATCAAAGACAGTCTCGCGATCCAAGTCACGTATTTCATTTTCCTGACCTTTTCTGATCCTTTCTTTGTCAGCTTTTAGGCTGTTGATAATGTCTTTGGCGGTTAACCTATCCGGTCTGCCTCGACGCATCGCCTCAATAACTCTGCCGTCCCATTCACCGAAAGACATTTGAACACTGTAATAACCAGTTTGGAAACCTACGGTTACCTTTTCATATTTAGAATCAAATAAAAAACCCGGAACATCTTGATATCGAGTCCGGGGAGTCCATTTTAAAACTTCATATTGCTGTGTCATTGTATTAAATTCAACCCGCAGCAACGGATCGTTCATTTCTTCTTGAAGGCGTTCAGTAGCGTCTTCCCAAATCATTTGTCGGCACCTTCTTTTTTGGCCTCGTCAATAATCGTTTGAAACGCCCGAATAGCGCCATTGGTAGCGATAATTTCACGCTGTAAATCGTTCATATGTTGCTCGGCTTCTTTGAGCCTTTCTTCAACAAATTTTATGTCCATTATTTTTCCTCCTTTTGTAAAACCAAGAGCGGGGAAAACCCCGCCCTAAGTTTATTTTTAAGCATTCGCCCAAACCGGTAAACGATAAATAGTCCCGTTGAAGTCAATCTTTAGATACATTTGATCAGCAACAAAAGCGGGGGTTCCGGCATCCGCCCACGCAGCGCCAGCCGCAGCATATGCCGCAGCGCTGAACGAACCCGCTCCAACAATTTTCAAGGCCGGGACATCGGCGGGGCCGGTAAGTACAAGTTGGTCTTCGGACTGATCCCAAAGGAACGAACAGCCAGAAGTATCGCCGTAGAAAGTTACGTCATAACCAGTCCCAGCCACGCCAATAGTTAAAGTATTTGTCAGCGTAACTGGTTCGCTGTATTTAGCAACAAAATCAGAACCGTTATAGACCGAAACACCGTAAGACGTGGTGTTAACCCAAAGGTCTCCAGCTTCTAAACCATATCCATTGATTTTACCGGCTGGTTCCGTGGCGTTCCACATAATTTTTTTACGTTTAGTGTTAGAAAACATGAAATAATCCATAAATTTATCACCCTTTCTTCAAACGAAAGGAGCGGGATTAACCCGCCCCTATTCAAAGTTTAATTAGAAATTAATCGTATTGACCTTTTAAATCCCCCAGCATCCCGCCTTGCTGAATATTTTCGGAACCCATTTGCATCGAACCGATCAGGTACGCTTCTTGAGCATCATAACCGGCCACCGGCTGCCAAATGGAATTATCACGAGTAGCTCGAAAGTCAACTTCGCGGGTTAAGTATTTTTGGTGTTTATTTAACGGCACAAACAACATACAATTGGAAGTCATATAATTTGCATCTGTTAAAGCAACGCCCTCGGCCTCAACCACTTTATATGGCCAACCATCGATTGTCGCGTCTTCGCGAAAGTAACCATTCTCAGCCTTTTTCTTTTGAATGTAAGCATCCTTGACACCTTGTTCACAAAGAATCAACATATCTTTTTTGGAAGCTTTTTTTACATTCGTTAAAAAGCCAATGAATTCATGGACATTTACAGGGGCCCAAGCGTCGGTTGGAGTCCCGGTAGGAGTACCGGTCGTAACTTTACCGGCAGAACTTACGTAAGCAACTCTGGGGCGTAAATACGAATTTCCTGCGGTCGAACGGTCGGTTTCATTGTAAAAAGCCCCGGTAGTTTTGCCATAAATCCGCGTTAATCCATAAAATTCATTGTTATAACCATCGCGGTGATAAATCAATTGACCATCCTCAAGTAAAGCAACAAGAGTATCGGCGGCGGCATTCGTACCACATTCGATGGTAAAAGTAGTTTCGTCTACTACTACGCCAATCTCTTGCGCGGTAGCCCCGGAAACAGCAACATGCGCGTTGGAATAAACATCAATTAGCATCCCGTTTCGTAAATATCGGGTTGGGAAATTCGGGCCGCACATAGCCTTAGCGCTGGAACTATCTGTATCATCGTTAACAACTACCGTTACATAAGTGTCACTAGCGCCAACAACCGAAGCGGAGGCAATGGTGCAAAGATGAGTCAATCCGCCATCTCCAACGTTTTGCCGTTCATACTCGCATTTGAGGACTTCCTTAACGCCTAAAATTTCGCCGCCAGTCTCGTCTAAGAACTTATTGGGATCGCCTTTTAGATAATCTAATAAAGTATTGTATAGCCGAATCCTTGCAGCAAGCGTCCTCGGAGTTCCTTGGTAATTCTTAAATTTGTTGGCTCCGGCCACCGGTAATGCCCCAACGCCCGAAGACATATTGCCGACACCTTCCGAATATCCGATTTGTACACGGACATCAAAATTATATCCGACGTTGACAACTCTTTCACGCGCTTTGAGGATAGAAGTAACTGCGTCTTCAGAATAAATGTAAGGTTCGATTCCAGGGACATATAAAGTGGTTAAAACAGGGGTAATACTATCAAATGTCATTGCCATAATTAAAACACCTCTTTAATATTTTTTTTGATTACTAACCTTTTTGTGCTGCCATTATATTGGCAATCATTGCAAGACCGGCTTCTTTGATTTTTGCCTCATCTTGAAATGGTTGATTGCCAATAATGGTAGGAACGCCGCCTGGCGGAGTCAATTGGGCGGTGCTTTGTCTGTTGCTTAAAATTTGTTCTTTGTTTTTTTGGACGTTAATTTTTCCGATAAATTCATCGTATTTGTCCCATCCACCCATTGCATTGGCAATTTCGTCCCTTATAAGTCCAGGCTTCATTTCTAAAACGTTCAAGGGAATGCCTTGCTTCTGGACACTTTTCCAAATGGCATCTGCGGTAACACCAGAGTCTGGATAGGTTTTTACGAATGCGTTAATCTGATCGTTAATTTTAGCCTGAATCGCCGTGTCCTTTTGTTGCTGAAAAGTCTGTTCAATGGCTTTAATCTTTGAACCATATTGTTCCTCAAACATTTTTTCGTTTTGTTGCTTATTGATTTGAGCCATTTCTTTAGCATACTCGACTGGATCACAGATATCAGCTAACTTCGCATAAGGATCTTGTGACTGCTGCGTATTACCGAACATCATCTGAGTCGCCATTTGTGGCCCGAATTTTTGCATCAAAGCTTGAAACATTTGCGGATTTTGTGACACATAGTTTTCGATCAACTGTTGCGGGTTTTCGTTGGCCTGCTGGTAAAATTGGTTTCGTTCTTGAACCTGCTCCGGCGTTAGCCCAAGTTTACGATATGCCGCAGCTTCTTGCTGGGCTTGGTTCATGCCTTTGATCGCATTTTGATATTGCTCCGGAGTGAATTGCGTTTGTCCTTGGCTTCCAGTGTCATTGATAGACGGCGTTGTTGCTTGGTCTCCGCTGTCACCTGAATTGCCATCGTAATTTCCTTCGTTCGGAGGGGTTCCGGCTTCATCACCTGGTTCTGCAAAGAATTGCAGGTTTGCTTTAAAGCCTTCTGCTTGCTCCATATTTTTCATAATAAATACCAACCTTTCACCAATTGTTTTATTTCGAGGGCCGCTTTGGGCTTGCTCGTTTTGCAATAAAAACGGAACTAGCCAAGTTGACTAGTTCCTAGATTTACCGGATTTTGTCCGGTGTTCCCAGAGGAGGACTGGGAATTATTTGTAACATCCCCTTGCTGTGCTGCCACTGGAGTAGTAGAGACAGGAGGGACGATATACGATAAATGAGATTGATAATGAAAATCCAGAGCTTTTCTAAACTCCGGATTTTGTAGGCATAACATTTCGTATTTGTGGGTTTTACGCAACCTATTAAGTATTTCAATATGAACCGTGTGATCCTCATAAGGACGGGCCAACCGATACATGGTCGGTGGTTGCGGTTCGTCGCCGGGTTCAACTGGGGGCGGATTCCCTTGCAACTTGTCAACGGGTTCAATCCCCTGATTAGCATTTTGTAAATTTATTTCATATTGATCGGTTAACATTTGCCAAGTATCATGTGCTTCTTTCCACTTGGTTAATTCCGGCGTAAATGGTGAGCGATTAAATAAAGCGTCTTGAATCATAAGCTGGTCTTGTTCTTTAAAATTACCTTTTTCGAATTCATCGTTTTCCCACTTGGCCATAGTTACATCGGAAGTATAGTCGGCATAAAGTTCTTCGAGCCCCCCACCCAAACCGCGTAATTCCAAATAACGTTTTTTGACCGCTTGGTCTTGGACATTCCCCATTAGACCCATTTGAAAGGCCCGGTCTAATTCGGCATTGCGATCTTCTGGGGCTAACAAGAAACTTTGACCAGTCGCCAAAATAATATCTTCGGATTTAATCTGATCCGGTTTGAAAGTCTCGGAAATTGTTTCGTTGTTTTCTCCGGTAATCCGGATTAAGCGCCCTTGGCTTTCATAATGGACGGCGCAAAGTCGAAGTTCCTTTTTCCAATGGTTAATAAACCCATGGGAACAGCTACTTAATAGCGGAACCGACTGGATATTATTAGCTGCCTGAAGCTGCGCTACTTGTTTCCCGCTGGTAATATTAGAAGGCGCGTTGCCTCGACTCACTTCATAATTGGAAGCAATGTCATTCATCCATTGCTTAATGGTCTGCATTTCGTTAATGATATCCATATTTTGTATTGGAGCATTATTAAAATTTGGTCTTTCGGAAGTCCATTCAATTCGCATTGTCCCGTCATCGCTTTCGGTATTTACATCGCTCCAATTTACGGTGCCTTTGCGACAATCCCACCAACCACGCGGATATTTTTTAGACTGAACCATTTTTCTATAAAGCCGGTTCAACTGTATTTGATGATCAATTAAGTAAAACAAAATTGATTTACACCAATAATCGCCTTGAATATTGACCCAACCAATCTTTGAATACGGGTTCCATTCGTCAGGATATTTGCTTGTGAGCTTTTTATCCCAAACGTCATCATAAAGAACCTTTTTTTTGCAAGAAATTATCAATCTGCCCAGTGGATAATCTTTGGTTGGTTTAAAATAAATCTCTGTAACCCGCGCGTGTCCTTTAAGCTGGTTTTTTCCCAATTGGTTACTGGAAACATCCAGAGATTTTAAAGCATTTAATTCTTCTAAATTGCCTTCTTCGGAAACATCTTCGTCCCAAGTATCCTTAATCTGTTCGATTGGCAAAGCGTTCTGTTCACCAATCCAAGGAAGTTCTTGATCATTAGGTATTCCTTTCGGGATAAGCATTTTTTGAGGAGAATTTATTTTTGCGGCAACATCGCCCATTTGAACAGCGTTGCCCTGCTCATCCATAGTCCCATAATCACCGGTGTTAACATCCCAGAACGTTTTAATAAATACGTTACCGCATGGCATGATATAACCAAGGGCCTCTTTAAATAAGCTTTCTTCATCCAAAGCGTCCCGGTAATACATCAAAAGCATTGTACTATTTTTAGCGGCATCTCGGTCATCATCTTCAGAAGTTGCCGCTCTAACTTGTGGGACTAAAAAAGGCCAATTAGACTGTATCTTAGATTCAATTGCATTGGAAATAGTTACAATATGTGGACTAATTGGTGCATTAATCGCTCCCGATATCCGGTAATTGGTTCCTGGTATTCTACCGCCATCCGCTAAATTGACCACTTTTCGCTGTTTCTTGTCAATATAAGTAAAATGGTTTTTACGACGAAATTCCTGGGTATATTCCCATTCTAATCGTTGATCGGTAAGATCTCCTTGAGCAATACATTCATCAACCAATTGCAAGGCCGATTTATTTTTATTCACGTAATCACCTGCTTTCTGGAAATAAAAAAAGACCGGGCAACTAGTCTTGCAAAAGAACTTTGCCACAGTTTTTATAATAAATTTTTTGAAAATCAGTCATTCTCAATTTCCTTTTTGTTTTGACGTTTCAGCTTGACAAAACCTTTGGCGATAATATCACAGACTTGGTCAACACAAATATCTTCTAAGCTTCCTTCTTTTGAATTATCAAAAGGAGCAATGTGTAAATGCATTAATTCATGAACTAAAGATTGTTCCATGTCTTGTTCCCAAAATGTCGTTCCCGAAACTTTATAATCGATCGGATCAAGAATCTTAATCAAAGCCGTCTTTTTTCTTAGCACCCAATTAACTCCGGCTTGCGTATCTTCACTGAACATTTCTTTAGCTCTTGATATAGTAATTTTTATATCCCAATCAGATAGACCTAAAATTTCCCTCCACTCGTTGCAAAGATTTTCAAGTTGTTCTTGATTAAAAATATAAGTCATTGCTCCTCCTATTTCGCCTTCTTCGCTATACCTTTCATAGCAGTCAATTCCTTTTGCTTTTCTGCTACCATGCTTTTAGCCGCAACTGCGGCAGCTTTTAACCGTTTTGGGTCGGCTTGAATAGCCTTAGCATCGGAAAGCACACGGGCATCGCACTGGGCTTCAAATTTTTTATCCATTCCAATAGGTCTATTTTTCAATTTAATCACATCCTTTTAACTAGCTCTACTGGTACATCGTCAATCGAAGGAAAATCCATGGTAAATTTATTAGAAACCGGTTTTTCCGGAACTTCCGGAACATTGTTAATCACATGTGCTGTTTCAGGTTTAACTTGAAGCAAAACGTCCTGCAAATATGTCATCCGGTTAAAATACATTTGTTCGTTTTTTTGGTTATTAGCCTGTTGATTTGCCATTACCGAAGTTAAAATTTTAATCATGTTTTCATTTTGAACCCATTGGTTATTAGCAAACGTCAGGAATTGTAGGACAATATAGCAAGCAACGGCTAGAGCTATCATAATTCCAGCAATAATAAACTGCTGGTAAAATAAAAAACCGCCAATGGTTAAAGCGGCGATTAAGGACAAAATTATGTTTTGGATAGTTTCTTTCATTTCGAATCCTCCCTCTTAAACAACGTCAAAATATACCCTTCCGCTCCTACTTTTTCGGTTTTTAAAGCTTCCATTAAGGCGCTTTCGGCGATTTCTTCATTACCCCGGTCTTTCAACGCTCTTTGCTTGCCGTTGGTAATAATGACAGGACGGTAGTAAATATTAATCATTGTTCCTTCCACTCCTTCAGCGCCTTTAAAAACGCGCCACGGTCGAACTTCCCATCAACATAGAAGTCTTTGGAGTCGGGTTTCCCAGTTTCTTCCGGTTCTTTTTCCTGTAATTTCAGGTAAATCGCCGTCAACAATTTAGCGTTGAACCTCGCAACTCTATCCGGAGTCCAGGTATTAGGAAAGGCGATTTCGGAATTAAGTTCCTTTTCAAACTCAGTAAAGCCATCGGTAGTCATTTTCATAGTTAATTCTCCTTTTTTATAGAAAATCATAGACATCTCTAGTCTTGATTTCTTCAAACATATCTTGCGCTATCACGTATTCCATCGAACCCTTACCAAACTTTTGTTCAACCTCAAAAAGTTTACGTTCGTTGTCGGTTTCCGGAGTGAAGTTAGGTTCGGGCCTGCTCATTGTCATATAACGATCTACATCTTGTGTGTGACTTTCACAACTTTTATCAATGTCTTCCGGATTAATTTTGGAAGAAATGCAGCTTGGATAAGTCCGTCTTGTGTTCTGACAGTCGGCGGTAAAGGTCAATAAAGCAATCATTTTACCGCCTTTGTCGGGAAATGGCTCTAACCATTCATGCAGCCGTCGCCATCCGTTTTCAAGATTCTTGTCGGCTTGTCTCATCATAATCCCATATTTAGCGAAAACCTCAGATGTGGTTTCTCCAGTCCCCCTGTTTGGTGTCCATGCGTCGCAGTCGGCAACTATATCATTAAATCGATATGGTGTGCCGGGAACCTCGATTTCCAAACCGTTAGGACATCTAACCTTATTTATAATACCGTCATCATAACAAGACATTTTAAGGATATCCAATGCCTGATTTTTGTCGGTAACTCTATGCGGGTAATATTCTCGGAAACATTTTATTTGCCCGTTGTTAAATACAAAATACCATTTGAAACAAGCATAGGAACTGAAACCGGGATCGTAAGCTGCAATAATATAGCCGGGATCTCTTCGCATCGGAACCCAATGTTTGACGGGAACGTGTACTTCCTCATCCCATTCTTCAAAGAAAGCCCCCTTGCCTATCGTTTTGCCTTCTTCCGGAGTTGACGGGTATTCAGACCTATAAGTATTAGACATGGCCTTCTTGGTAGCTTCACGCCATTCGTTGCCGCGTTTCGGGTCTAGATACCATGGCGCAAAGACCGGAGTAAATCCATTAGTACCGGCAACGGCACCGTCCCAAATTTCCTCAAATAAAGTACCACGTTTAATGGTGGATAATCCGATAACTTGCCCACCGGTCGGCCTATTAATAGTAGGATAAGCCGCATCCCAAATGTCCCTTGCATACTCTTGGAACGCCCATTCATCAATTAGGACTGAATTAGCAGTTAGAGAACGCCCGGAATCAGGAGAAGCAGATAAAGAACGGAACATGCTTGGTTCGCAGGGCAGTAGCTTTTCCTTGTCGTCATCACCTATAGCTTTAATTTGCGGGTGATAAATAGTCACTGTTAAAGCAGTTGATTCCCAAACGGGCACAGGGCTTATTGGGTGCCCTTTGTCATCCCAATTACCTTTGAAGTTTTTCTTATCAATAACTATGTAGTCGGGCAAATTGGACAGTATAAACGTTACGCGCCTGATCAACTCTTTAGCATCTTCTTCGCGCTTTGACAACGCCACTACGACCCAACCGGGCACGTATATCTCTTTGTGAGTCTCATAAGCTAAAGCAAGCCACGTAAAGCCCAACTGACGGGCTTTATAACAGATGATAAGCCGTTTGGTCAGAAAGACATTAAGCGCGTCAACTTGGTTTTGGAACTCGCCGCAATCTGTTTCCCACAACTTAAAAAGGACGGCTATTTCAGCGCTATCCCTATCTTCAATCTTGACAAAGTTCTCGATAAAATACCGGCATTCCAGCTTAGCTCGATAACATTGGATTTGCTGCAATGACGGGACATTTTTTAAATCGATGCTCACATTAAGATTTCCCCTTTTTATGCTCGACTTTTTTGGTCTTGCCCGCTATTTTAACTGGGGTATTGCCGGGAGACTTTTCAAATTCCCCATGAATATGCCCGTATGCAAGCCATTTCTTGTAATCAGCTTCTGATTTAAAATCTTTGGCAGTTTTAGACATTAAAATTACCTCCTACTTAATTATTTTTTTATTTGCTAACAATCCCGTCTACACCCTCTACAATAACGCCAAGCAATATAACCATGCCAATAAGCATCCATTACAATTGCTCCCTTAAAAAATAGTAAAGTAAGCCATATATGAACTTACCGGAATGCTCTTTTGAAACGAATGACACATTAAGACCGAATCTGCACTGGAACGTCAACAGCGAGGCCATAAAAGCCACCGAATTCAAGCCTGTTTTATACTTGCTATCAAATACATCTTGATAGCTACCGCCCTCGATTAAGAGGTATTTACGGCAGTTAGGGACGCGCTCAAATTCCCGTTCGAAACGTTCACGGGATTGGGCTAGATTGCCGCTTAATTCCTCTAACGACGCTTTACGCTCGATGATAATCTGCCGGTCAAAGTACAGGTCGCGGACTATGCCTAAGTCCGGATTGGCCGGGAGCATCACGCTGTAATCTCCTGAATCAAGTTTGTGGGGCTTGAATGTAATATCTTTGCTGTTGAAGTAGCTAGTTACGTGTTCATTGACGTTTTCGCGCGTATCAACCAGGATAACGAGACTTTTTAAGAGCTGCTTTTGCTCAGGGTCGGTGTAATGATAGTTGTTAATCATCTGTTACCTCGATTAAAAAAGAACTAATGCTCTTGGTTGCGGCTGGTTAATGATAACCAATTTTCTTTCCATGCACGTTCTCATGGCAACCAAGGCACAACACTTGCAAATCTTCGTCTTTTTCGTGCTTGAAATTGTCGTATGTTAAATGATGAAGATGCAATTCGCAATTAGTAGCGCCGCATATTTCGCAAACAGAGCGTTCCGAAAGAATACGTTTGCGGAGTTTGCGCCATTCTTTGCTATGCATGTATATTTGATATTCGTCGTTATATGAAACACTTGTTTCATATTCAAAATATGTCTTTTCGTACACTCTGACAACTCCAGAGTTAATATTAAAAGCTTGATTAGCTTTACCGCTAACGTTTTTATTGTTTTGTATATCAACCATCTTAAGATCTACAAGTTTATTAATCAGTTGTGCAGTAATGCTTTTATCAATTAACATTCCATTGCCGTCTCTCATACGGTGCCATAATTCCCAAAAATAAAATTTTATCAATTTGGTTCCACCGGCATCAAACAATAAATCGTAGTATCCACAGCAAATTAGTTTAAGCTCAATTAAGCTTTTGAAGCCTTCATATTCTGTTTCCGTTAAACAATCATTTGGCAAATTAATATCATAATTGTACTTATATGGCATTTCAATCATCCTCCTAATGATTTATCCTTTAAAATAATCCGGCCAGGCGGTGGAATTGCCGCTTTTCGCCCCGTCGGGCTAGGCCGAAATTTTAACCTTGTTTGCTTTTACCTTTTTTAATAAATCTACCGGAAATAAAATAACCCTCTGAATTATTGGTCAGAAGGTCGTATTTTTTAAGGTCTGTCAAAATCTGGTTTAACTTAATGTGACTGCAAGTGAACATTTTCCGCAGGTCATCGTATTTGAGTTGTTTTTTGGAGCGTTTATTAATCAGTCTGCCCGTCCCCCACTCGACGAACTCGGCTAGGCAAACCAAGTAGCCAATTAATTCCTCAACGTTTTTAACTCCCTGTTCTCTTAGCTTTTTAACCTCATTAACCATAATCATTATGTAAGGTTTTTTGCCTCCTGTGTTTTTGGGCGGCGGTTTTTCTCCTTTTGGCTTTTTCGGATTAACCCAAAAATCATATATAGGCTTATCGTCAAGTTTTATCGTGATGTGTTGTACTCTGTTCGGCATTTCCTCTCTTAGAAATATAACCTCTATTTTAGCTGCGCTTTTGTTACCATTTAAAAACTCTAAAAATTCTTTATCCACGCCGCCACCTTCAAACTTTTAAGGTAAAAAAACTTTACCTTTAAAAAACGGGTTCCAACCAAACTGCTGTATACGTTTCCTCTGTTTTGGCTTGCATTTGCTTTAGTAAGTAGATCGGCGAAGCCTAAAACCAAAACCTAAAACCACTTAACATAAAACTCTTTGAACATATGTTTGGGTCATATAATACATGTTATGCAGTGTTCAAAATCTTGTTTAGCTGGTTTTTTCCAAGTTTACATCCGTTATGGTTTTATATACCTTCCAGATCGCCTGTTTTATGCAGTTTTAATGTATATTTAGTTTAAAATTGCATAATTATTTGTTTTTCAGCGACTCCATAATTCGAGCTGCGTCCTCGATTTTTTGGCGGTCATCGGGGCTTAGGTTGGCGAAATCCTGATAGCTAAAAGGCACGGCTTGGACTTGTAAAGGACTGCCGTTGGGGCCGGTAAGGGCCATCTCCTGTTTGTCCGACCAACCGTAATTATTAATCAAACCAAATTTAGCGCCTCTGTCATTGCCTGTGTAGAGTTGCTCCTCGCTGTAACGCTCACATTTACGCCTTGCGCGCATTATTGCGGGAAAAAAGTTGTCCTTATAGCTATAATTTAGCAGTGTCCGTCTATCTATATCTAAATAATCAGCCAGCCCAGACAGGGTATATGGTAATCTCTCTTTAACCTCTATGACCTCTCCAGACTTGGTTACTATCTCCTTAACATTGCCTGTATCGCAATATTTAAAATAATCATCAATTTTGGTCTGTAGCTCCTTGACCGTCTCAAATTTTAGTGGTCTACCCATTTTGGTTTTATTGCCATCTGTATTATCAAGCGCCGTTGTATTGTCGTTGCATCCGACCTCACTTTTTACAATCTCGTCCATCTTTATCACTCCTCACAATCACCAGCCTAATCGCCGGGTTTGGTCTCCAATAAAAATAATTCCAAGTTGCCGGTACTAATTCTTTCATTTTCTTTTCTTCCCTTCGCGCTCTCTTTCCGCCTTGTATATCTCGGTTATCAGCCATTCTCCGCCGCAGCATTTAAACACAATCTGTCCCGGCTCGTTAGCTATTGGCTTGTGACAGATAGGGCACAGAAACATCATCGATATATCCTCCAAAACGGCAATAAAAAAACCGCCCATATTTGGACGGCTTTCATAATTCTTTTTTGATAATATTATTATATCACAGAAATTAGGATTATTAGTACGCAAAAAGTACCAGAGTATAATCGCTCTAGCTTATCTTTTGGGCATATTTTGTACCAAGGCTCAAAAGCCATTTTGTTTTTGCTAGTACCGATTTTCTCAATTTGAATGTTTCTGTTCTCCCCCAGTTTATAAGTATTGGCACCATCTCCATATCACGTTCCATAAAATATCGATAATGAATAAACAATCTCTCATCCCGCGTCATTGTATTTAGGCAATACTGAATTAGCTTTAATTCATCTTCAAGGTCTGCCCGTTCTACCGCCATCTTTTCGACTTGACTTTCCCCACTGTGATATATTGGGGAAAAACTTAATATTTGTGTGTTTTTCGGTTGTAACATAAATAATTTGTACTTAATTTTTTCATATCTACGATACATATCTTCAATGTTTTTAAAGGTGTTCTGCATTAGTAGCCCCTCCTTTAATCATCTTTTGTATAATTATACATCAATCCTGCATATTATACAATCCTAAAATATGGAAATACATCAAACTAATAAAACATATACAGTTTAGCTTGCGTTTTATCGTAATCCATAATTAAACCTATATGGTTGTTATGAATAATCGCGTAGAAAATGTATATTGAACCCTGCATTTAGACAACAAAAAAGCAGTTATCATTTGATAGCTGCTGTCTTATCGGGCAAAAAAACAACCGGGTTAATCCCGGCTACGTAGCTCGTTAATATAATCCTTAACTTTAGCGTCCTCGTCATCGTTGAGATAATATTGGCGACGTTTGCGCCCTGTCGCCGGTCGCCCGGAACCCTCGCGTGAACCACCCCAGCCATTGACCTCTGACCAATGCCATTTTTCTCGATCAATGTATTCCGGCTCGTCGCCAAGATTGTCTTTTGTGTAAGTAACGTATGATACTACATGCAATTCGTTGCCGCTTTCATCAAACAGAGTGTAATATTCGTCATTGATTGACCCATCGACTTCATTGCGATTTTGGACGTAACCGGCCTTTGAAAGCAAGTTGCGTCCGGTTTCATAATCCATTTTTTTAAGCTCAGTAAATTTGATTTTCATTTTATTTTTCCTCCTTTTGATTTACCAAGTGTGTTGCCGGGTGGTCTTGACTGTCCCGTCAGGCATTGCCCACTCGTTCATAACATCCATGCTGCATTCCTCGTTCGGGTCGTTGCAATCGGCCATCCAGCGACTGATTTCAACCGGTTTTCCGGTCTGTTTGGCTTCGGTAAACTTGGCTTGGAGCGCCGCTTCTTTCTCGGCTTTTTGAGCGGCAACGGCATTCAATTTCGGTTTGGCAAACTCCGCCGCTTGTGTATATGTAAATTCCTCGCCTAAGGCTTTAACCAACTCGCCATCTACCAGATAACCCCAGCCATTAACATATTTAGCAAGTTTCAACTCTTCCAACAATTCGGCCTCAATTCCCATAATCTCATGCCCTGTTAGATATTCACCATCGTGATAGCTAACTTTAATTTTAGTTTTTCCGGATTTTAAATCCGCAATCTTTTGCGCTTTTTCAGCAACAGCTTTTTCTTCTATCGTTTTTTCAAAGGCTTTAAATGCCGCGTTTACTTCGTCAAAATTCGGGAGAAAAATCCCGCCGATTTTCTGGGTTTTACCGTCGATTTTGATTTCTATGACTTTCCAAAAAACCAGCGCTTTTTTAGTTTCGTCAAGATTTTTAGCAACAAATTCTTCTTGCCCTCTGATTTGACATTTGATTTTTGTTTCCGCTTTTAGTTCTACTATTTCGATACTAACTTTCCCAAATGATTTTTCGATTTCAAATTTTGTATTCATTTTTCAATCCCCTTTCTTTATCTTGATATAAGTATATCATATTCAAGTTTGGAAGTCAACTACATATTTCAAGTTTATATAAAAAAACCAGGAATTAATCCCGGCTGCGCATGTCTTTTAAAAACAATTTGACCTTGCTGTACTCATCGTCGGTCATTCGCAACGCCCTGGTTGGCATTGCACCGGTCGCCGGTCTACCTGCGCCCTCACGCTTGCCGCCCCATGTGGTTAGTATCTTTGTCTGTAGGCGCTGCAGGTCTTGGGGATATCCCGTGTCTGATATTTGTAGATGGTTTTGCGCCGCGCGATAAGCTCTTGTGGCCTTTGCCCCAGATAGTTTGTCGCCAGTCGCCTCGTAATATTCAGCTTGCTTATTCATTTTTTCCCTCCTCAAATTTTAACATTAAAACTAATTTTTGATTGGCTCGGCTTGCTGTAGCCGTCGAAATGCGTTCTAGCTCAGCTTTTGCGGCGCTGTCACCAAAATATGCTTTTTGCTTAGCATCCCATGTAAAACCACATTTTTTAAGTAAATTTTGTGCTGGATAAGTATTGCCAGTTACTTTAATCATTTATAACAACCCCTTTCCTTATCTTGATTTAAGTATAACATAAATCATTGATTATTGCAATGCATTTATCAAAATAATTTATAAAAAAAATAAGCCGGAATCACCGGATATAATGCCTATTTTCCGCGTCCAACGCAGCTTTAACTGCTGGATAATGGATGTTATCAGGCGTTACCCTGATTAAATCTTTTGCGTGGTAGTCAGTCATTAGATCGCTATCGTTTTCGACCGTCAACCCCTCAATTGCCGGAAACCGCTCATAATCTTTGGCATATATTGTAATCGTTTCGGCTGGTTGATTGATCAGCTCTCCGGGTGAGTAACTAGCCCTATACAATTTACCGTCCGGTTTTATTCCGTTCCACAAAAATTTTAGCATCCTTAATTTTAGCATCCTTAACAGCCTCCTTAAATAATTTAGTAACCTTTTCAGCAGTCAATCCAACCTCACTAGCCCGTCCTGGGAATATCCTAACAACCCTAGATGCCAAATACCAGTCATTTTGGGCTTTACCTGCAAGGATTTTAAAAACCTCATCGGCATCGCCCATTTCGAAACAATCGTCAAAACCCCTATCCAATTTATAACCTCGTTTAATCATGCTTGCCGCGATTGTGGCCCGCGCTTTTGCTGACTTTGCTTTTGTTGCCATCGACATTTTTTAATCCTTCTTTCTGCCCAGACTTGGAACCGGGCTGCGCATTACAGCCCGAAGGCTGTCCTCTGCTTATGCCAACCTGCAAATCAAATCAAGATATTGTTTTCGATGTTCTTCTTTGCCGTTCCAAACCATTTCGTATGTCAATCCTAGGTTTTTGGGAGTTATTTCGCAGCCATATTTAATTAATGCTTTTTCGGCCTCAATTGCCGTTTTTCGGCTCGGCCATGTTGCTGACCTATCCCAAGATTCTAAAACAATGCCGTGCTCTTTATACAGCTCAAAAACCTTTTTGCAATAGGAATCAAAATTATTATCTGTCATTAAATAGTCGCTATTCGGATTTAAAATCCTTTGCCCAGAACGCTCTTCCCAATCATTACTAATTAAATATTCGTTTTCAGCCAAAACTTGGGTTTTAATTTCCTTGTCAAGCTTTTCTGCGGTTTCCTGTGCCGCCTTTGCCACTAGATAGGCAATTTGTAATTTTTTAAGAGTAGTTTTATTGTATTCCATGTCGATTTTCTCCTTTCACCTTATAAAAATTATCAAACTGTATAATTGATATCCCACTAATCCTAAAATCCCTGCATACACCATAAATCCTATCGCTCGCATGAGTCAAACCTCCTTTTTCTACCGGATCGGCTCCGGTTAAAACTCTCCCACATTAAAAGTATCGCCGGTTTTGTTGAAATCAGGAGATACATCTTGACCACATTCGGGACAAACTTCGGGATAATTATCGCTGTCCGAATCTTCATACCAAGTATGACCGCATATTTTACAATGCCATTCTACTAATATCATTTTCATCTTTAATCTCTCCTTTCCAGTCCCCTTCTTAGGGTGAGGATTGCTCCCCCGCGCGATTCTTACGCCGACTAATTGTATCTGCCTTTGTATCTCACCGCATACGCCGCAGTTATTTGGCCACTTTGTATCAGATGATACAGTCCTCTAATCTTGCCAAAATGCCGGTTTACGTACATTTGCATAGTCATTTTTTTCATCTCAATTTCCCCTCTCCTTCGGTCTGCCGGACTTTGACCGGCTATGTGCATTAAAAACCAGTGTGAATCCGGTTAAGCTTTTGATATTGCTAAAACATTTACATCCTTAACAACTTCCATCAACCACTTAACCATTTCATCTTGATTGTTAAAATGTTCATTTCCTACAAGCCCACGCTCTCGGCGCAATTCATAACTTACTATATATTTCATTTTCCCTTCCCCTCTCGTTTCTTGATTACATTCTTATTATACCGTATATACTTCTATACGTCAAGTACTTTTCAAAAAGTTTTATTTATTTTTTTTCTGCCTTTTACCTGCGTTTTTGTTTTCCTTCTATATATATGCGTTTTTCTAACTCCTTTGGAGCGCGTCCAGATCTGCCAAGTAATTATAATGTGATTGCGGTAACGTTTTTGGCCGGTAGTAGTAGTAGTAGCAGCAGTAGTAGTAGTAGTAGTAGTAGTAGTAGTAGCAAAAACTTGACGGGTAAACGTATATATGGTACAATCAATTAAAAGGAGGAATTACAATGCCTAAATTTACAACTTATTTGCAACCGGAACATATAAAATATTTGCGTGAAAAGGCTTACGAAGAAACTCAAGCCGGGAAATATACCAGCGCGGCCAATATCATTCAACATTTGATTGAAGCTGATATGAAAAAAAATAATAAAAGCGAAAATAATACTTGACGTATATACGTACATGTAGTATTATAGTAGTAGGAAATGAAATTGAAGGAGAGTGTTGAAGATGAAAATTTGGTCGGCATACATGGGTTTAGAATACGACACACAAGAGTTAGACAACAAATTTGGGACAGTCCAGGTTGAGGACAAAACATTGTATCTCGTTCAACTGCCTTATATTGATGGGCAGGATGGCGAATACCATCGGGCTTCGGCGATTGATGCGGAAGGCGAAGTTTATCAAGTAACATGGGACACAAAAGAGGATTGGGATGGTGACGATGGAGGCGACGCTTGCAACTGGGAGGATTGCACGGTATATAAAATTTAGCAGAGAGCGCCCTGCGGGGCGTAATGCGCCAGCGACCGTCTCAAGCCGGTGCAAAAATTGAAGGAGATGCTTAAAATGAAGAAAAATTGGTATCAAATAGACCGGCGTAACGCTAACGGAACGCTTGCAAGCTGTGTAATGGTTGAAGCTCAATCCCTTGACGATGCAATTCGCGCGGAGCTTGGCAGCGATTATGCCGATTATACAATAAGCCGCCGCCGCATTAACGGCAGTATTGCCGCCAAAGCGGAATGCCCGGCTGAAACGGCATCTTATATTGAGGTTTGCAGAGCAACACAGTAGTATTACCCCGTCGCCGGCCGGGTAAAACCGGCTGGTACTACTACGCCGGTTTTACCCGGCAAAAAGGAAAATCAATGGAAATATCAGAACGTCGCAAAGCTAGGAGCAAAGGCATTTGCTCCGAATGTGCATCTCGTCCGGTCGCCCCTGGAAAAAAGCGTTGCCAGCAGTGTATTGATGCTAGCAATGCCAGAAAAAAGGCAATTGTCGAGGAACGCCGCGCAAACGGTTTGTGCATTTGGTGTGGAGCGCCAGCCGTCCCTGGTAAATCTAGGTGCCAAAAACACTTAGATGCTGCAAAAAAATACGCAAAGCATAATTACCGTCCGCGCTCGAAACCAGCACAATCAGATGTTCCCGTCAAAGGAGCAAATCTGTTTTTAAAACGTATGGAAGAACGGCTGACAGAATCGGAATATAATGCGTTTGTCGCTGACAGAACCGCGCACGAAATATTTGATTTTGTCGCTAAATTGATTAAAGATCATGGTAATAGTAATATTTAGCCGGTAGCCCCGGCAAGGAGAATAAAAATGGAAAAACTAAGAGAGATAACCAAGGAACGGTGCGAAGAAATGGGGCGCGAAGCTCGTTTATTGAAACTACATTACAGCGACGAAGTGAAGAAACAATTAGAGCAACTTAGGAAGATTAATAATATCGATATTAAATACTCTTTTGATATGCTTAACGCCTGGTATGCAGGTTGGCACAATGCGCATTGTGCGTTGATCCTTGCGCAAGGCAAAGGGGCCCCTCATTTATACGAGCATCGCTCCGGCGCGGAAGGCGAGGCCAAAAAACGACTGGAAAATTATCTTGATATAGATTGTTTCCACATCATGTTTTGCAAAATAATCAAAAAATTTACTATTACTTGCGCGAAGATTGTAGCTTGGAATGTGATATGTTTGACACAGATAGCTCCGTAACTACAATACACCGACCGTACCCCGGAATCTCTGAGGAGGAGCATTGGCTAAATTCGCGGGGCTGCTTGTAAAACCTAAAATCCCGCCACGCCAATACAGCCCCACCCGCGCCTAACAGACAAAAAAGCCGGTCAACCCGGCGAAGGAGGAAAATAAAATGAGGTAGTAGTAAAAGACCACCATGACGGTGGTCTTTTAATATAGCAATTTATTGTAGTAGTAGTTGCATTTTTTGGAGGGCTGAGTCGCGTTTATCGATGCAAGCTCGACGACTATAATGTACCATCACAGATATTTTACTCCAATTGTAACCTTTTATGTAGTAGTATTCCACAATCGTTTTTTCCTCCGGCGTTAATCCGTCAAGCATAATATCAATTACCAAAATGTCATTTTGTACCCTGCTCAAATCACATTCCAGTTTTTTTATCGTGGCATCTTGTTGTAATAGTAGTAGTACTTTTTTATAAACCGGATCGCTTGTTTCTGTCCCATGCGGCATACCGTCATTGTTTGCCGCGGCTAGAGCTGATCGCCGGTTTAACTCAGACTCTAGCCTTTTGCTTATTATATCTTTAGCGGTCAACATATCGTTGTAAGCCCTTAGTGTCGCTTTGATGTCCATGTTGCTGTCAATCTCAACCATGATACAGTTATCCATTTTGACATCAAGATTGCCAGAAATGTCTGCCGCAAAATACTGCTCCTTTAGGTTATAAAGTTTGGTTTTTGTCATCCTTGCCCTCCTTAATGGCTTTATATAACACCATAACCAAATCATATATATATTTCCTTAACCATTCCTTAACGATCAATGTAGTAGTAGCAAAACACCCAAACAGCCCTGCCCATAATAGTATAAATCCGTATAATCCGCCCCACAAAACGACTCCGAAACTGACCGACATGGTTGACAATAGTAATAAAAAGTAGTGCATTAGGTACCTCCTTGTTTAATATCTCGGCCATGGTTCAGATGGTTCAACATAATCATCTTTTGGTTTTGGCTCAAATCCCCAGCAACAACCGTCCGTATTGTGTGCTCTACATAATCCTAAATTTGTAATCCTCTTTCCGCCTTTTACATAATCCGGCTCTCGCAAGGTATGTTTTTCACAACGAAATGTATCATTAGTCCATTTACACTCCTTGCACACCGCCCACCTGCGTTTTATTAGCCAATAGAGCAATCTAATCATTGCGTCCTCCCTATTGATTCTTCTTTTAAAAAATCATACGGTTCCTGATCTTGCTTTATTTGTCCTATTTGTTCATCGATCCATTTCGCCATACAAGCAAATCCGCAAAAATGTTTTTCGTCTTTGTCATCAGTTCCCCATAACGCCATTGGATTTTTGGTAATATTTTTACACATATCACATTTATATATTTTCATCCCTGCCCACCTCCTAACCAAATTCCTTTTTTAATATTCCCCACAGCTTCTTCAAACGATTTTCCCAAACCATATCCAAAATCACTATATGTTTGATCTGACTTGTAGTAATATCTATTATGTGCCCATTCGACCGTAACCCCTGTATACCCTAGTTTTTCAAGTTCTTTTTTGATTATTTGCTGATTTTTACTCATCAGTACTGCCTCCTAAAAATTCATCAATTCTCTTTTTTATTTCTCGCTCGCCGTTACAACTGTTGTAAAGATATTCACGTGCTTCTTTTAACATTTCTTCCATTTTTGCCGCCCTCTCAATCCAATATTCTGCCATATCGGTCGCGTCCAATGTTATCAACCCTTTGTTTGCATTATTTATTTTTTTTAAATCTTTCTGCATATCTCGTTTCATTTTTTCCACCCCCGAACTATTATTACCGTACCGATTGTAACCACAATACAACCTATCAGCTCTGCCAAATTCGGCCCAATTTCAATCATTTCGAGTCCTCCTTGTCAAATTTCTGATCCCAACATTTTGCACAATCTCGCTTGTGTTCTTGACATAATTTCTGCGCGGTTTTAATAAAATATGTTGGGCAATACGACGTTAAAAGCTCATGCTCGGTGTAATCGCGTGACAACGTGGCTATTTCTAATGCAGTCATTTCGCCAGCTCCTTATCAAAAATATCCCCAAGCCCTTAATTGCTTAATCACGTCATCAATCCCAAAACAAATTGCCGTAACCCAACCCAATTCAGCCAAATTTTTTAACCATTTTGTCTGTTCGGGCGATACCTTGCCGCCAATTGCCCGTTTTAATTCAACTGCTGCACCTTTTGCGGTTCGATTGCAGGGCGGTGGATTAAATATAATTACATCCGGAAATCCTGACTTCACGCCCAACCGTTTCCTTTTGGCTAGATATTGTGGTTTTGCTTTAGTTTCGTTTGGGACGTGTGTCCATAACAATCTCAGACTATCTAGCAGCTGCGCTAACGCTTCTTGATCCTGTTCTTCTTTGGGTATTATTTGTTGCATCCTTCCCCCTCCTTTCCTTGTTCAACTCCGTTTCAATCCGTTTGTATCTGACTAGCTCGGCGGCTTCGTATGGTCGCCGCGTCCGGGTTGGGGTTATGGTTCGCATGACATGACCCCCAATTCTAATTCAAATTTTTTAAACATTTTAATCGTCCTTTGTCTTTCTACTTCCCAAGATTGAGTTTTCGGCGCTTCTAGCAGCATTATTAGCTTTCCATCCTCCCATTTATAAACCCCAACTTGGTTTATTTTGGCGTATTCCAGCCCGGTTTTTGATATTTGGGGAATACAGATCCAGCAATAATCAACCGCTATTTTGTGCCTATTTGCTTGGTTAATGGCTTGTCTCCAGTTATGGAGCTTGAATTCTATTGCGTGAATTTCGCCATTGCCATAAATAGCCATATCACAGCTACAAGCATCAATCGGTAGTTCCAAAACCGCTCTTTTTCCCAAAACTTTGTAGGAACGGTGAACCATTTCGTTCTCGGTCATTTTGGTGTCAATTCCCCCTCGTAGATGTTGCCAACAACTTCAAATTCATCAAAATCTTTGATTTTAAAAATTGGGTGCTTTAGGTAATAATCACAAAAACAAAATGTTGCATATTGACTATCGTATTTTACAAGCATAATTCCATCGTCTTTTTTAACATAATCCCCCTCATAAATCTCGCGTCCGGTCTTTTCGTGAAGGCCAGTAAATTCCAATAATTCAAACTCATCTAATGACCTCCATTTCCCAGCCCTTGCCGTTCTTTTTGTAATTGGGAAACAAAGCACCATATTTTGGATAAAGTCTATCCCCATTACCTCGCATATTTCATTTTTAATTTTGTCCCAAGCTTTAAGTTTAATTTTCCTGCTCATTCCCCTACCTCCAAAATATTGACAGTTTTCATGTTTACCTTATGCAACACACATTTGCAATTCCACAAATCTTCATCCGGCAAATACTCGCCTTTTTCAAAATATCCGACTATATAAGCATGTTTGTCGCTAATTTGAATTAAGTCGCCCTTTACCGTCTCGTCGTCTATGCAAATGCCAGAAAATTTAAACTTGCTCATTTTGTCCTCCTAATAATTCCGGGTTATCCCATTTTGTACCAACGATTTCAAAATCATCATAAAAGCAAAGCTCGTACCAATCTGCAATAAAATCTTTGATTTCCCAATTGTGACATGAACGTTCCCAAACTCCTTGACAATATTCGCCGCCCCAAGCGTTGACGATATCCCCTTCAAAACACCATTTCCCGCCAATCTCAACGCCCATACTGACAGTGGAGGGGTCAACCTTTTCAACATGACCGCAAACCATTCCAAAATCATTTTCGTAATAATCATCAAGTAAAATTGCATTTACTTTTGTTGCATCTGCCGGATATCTGATTGGGAGTCCTTTTACCCACTCCCCGTTATCTGCCCGTTTCCCACGAAATTTAACCATTCCAATCAACTCCTTTTGTTACATTTATTGCATTCCCACAAATGCCTTTACAAACTCCGCCGCGACTTGTGGGACGATAGCGTTTCCAAAACCTCTAAGCATAGCCATTCTTCCCGATATCCCATCAGCCAACGGACAAATTCCGGATTCAGTACGCCGCGCTTTCCCATCTGCGCATGGGAGCCAGACTGAGTTTGACCAAAAGTTTTCGCCGCATCCGCTGGGAGCGCTCCACCGGTCTGATTTGGCCCCCCGTGCGTCCCGTCCGTCGCCCGCGGGGTGTTCCATCCCGCCATCTTCGCTGCTGTTTGCAAATCTAATTTGTTCCCGGTTCTGCTTGGCCCGCTCCCGTTTTGGTTCTGGACTTTCGGCGTCGGCCAGCCAGTAAAGCCTTTGTCTGATATGCGGCGCGCCGACGCTGTATGCGCCCAATACCGTCGCCCCGCAGGCGTAACCTTCTCCTTCCAAGTCTGTGAATATTCCATCGAGCCAGCCCATCCCAATCGCTCTTTCAACTTGCTCGCCAAAAACCGTGACAGGTCTGCACTCTCTGATGAGCCGGAAAAATTCTGGCCAGAGGTGGCGCTTGTCTTTTTCGCCCTTCCTTTGACCGGCGCAGGAAAATGGTTGGCAAGGGCAAGATCCCGTCCAAATAGGGATAGTTGTCGGCCATCCGGCAAGTCTGAGAGCTTCGGCCCATCCTCCAATTCCAGCGAAGAAATGACATTGGGTATATCCTTTAAGGTCTGATCCTGTAACATCCGTGATACTCCTTCCGTCTACGTCACCCAACGGTATTGCTTTTTGTTTTATAAGTTCTCGTAGCCACACTACGCTTTTTGGATCGTTGTCGTTGTAGTAATTCATATTCAACTCCTTTTGTTACATTTCTGTAAACCCTATCAAGTTTAAATTTGTAATGCCGATAATAATAAGTTAACCTAGTGTGCCTAGAAAGCTCACACTGACCGATTAAGGCGGGTTGATATATCTTCGCTTGTATTCGTACCTTTTTAATTTTACCCGGCTTAAATCGGCAAATTTCGGGCTAATTCGTTATTCACTCCAGCACTCGCATGGAACGCCATCAAATAAATCCAACTGGCATGAATCTACTGCCCATTCCTTAGCCAATTCCTCTAACGATTTGTCTTTAAAAACCGTATGCCCAATAGCTTTTTCTGCTTCAACCGCTTTCTGAAATTCTTCCGGCCAATGTTTCAAATAAGCCCTCCATGACTTTTTCCCGGCCTTAAAACACGGGATACAATTGTTATGGTTTAGATATTTATAGACGCTTGGCAGTTCAATTTTCCACTCCTCGCGGATGATCCGCTTGACTTCGGTGTTACTGATTTTTTGTTCAAACAACGGGAACCTAACCTTTTTTCCTTCACTTTCAGCCCTAGCCGATGATCTTTGTACCCGTTGCCATTCGTCCATCCCAAAACCGACATATTCCGTGTAATCATCATCAAGCGTTTTCAAAAACTCGGCCTTCATTTTTTGTTTTAACTGCTGCGTACAAAACGGTATAAAATTACTTGGTAGGCAGTGGCCGTCCTCAATTATCTGCCATATATCCCGACCGTCGCCCCATTGGGTAGTTGGCATTTTTAAGTGCCTTGCCACTTGACACCGGAACCTGTCTGCGTCCCTATGTTCCGAAAAAGTTGGAGTGTGTAATAAAATAACATCCCTGCGTCCAAACTCCTCAATCACCATATGCGCCACATATGAGCTGGCACAACCACCGCTAAATAATACAATGTGTTTCAATTCTATCCGCCCCATCAGATTTTTAGTGGTCTGATAGGGTCATCCGGTAAGGCTTCCCATGCCGCCAGTTGACTGCTGACAACGTCAATTTATATACCGGATTTATGCCTTTTTCAAACACCGTTGCGGCTCGGCTCGACTGCCGGGATTATCAATCCTATTTCAAGCCTTGGCAACCCGTATTAGCGGGAGATAGATGGTTTAAAGACTGTTTTCACCTCGCATCATCCTTCCACTTCACTAATTATTTTCTGTAAATCTCCCGTCGTTTTTATCCCTAACCTGCCTATCTGACTAAAAACCTTTGCCTTTATTGACTTTTCTGGCAAGCCTTTTGCGGAATCCTGATGTAATATTACTTGTTCCATTACGTCCTCAAGGGCCAGGGACACCGCTGCAAGGTCTGTCGATCCTGCCGCTGTAATTGCTTGGTTGACTGTTATTTTGGCTTGTCTAGTCATTCCTTTGCCTCCGCGAATAAATTTGACTGTGCTTCAAACTGTGGCCTTGCTTTTTCTTGCTGGAATAGTGTTGTTTGCATATTTGCCGCCAGTTTGGAATTAAATGCCTCAACATATTCTTTTTTAATTTCAAATCCGTATGATTTCCGCCCCAATTGCTCTGCCGCCAAAAGAGTAATACCGCTTCCGGCACAAGGGTCAATCACTACGTCACCGATATCGGTAAAGGTTTCTATTAGGTTTTTGATAACACGAATACTTTTCTGCGTCGGGTGAATCTTTGGCGTTTCAGTATCCCTTTGATAATCTAAACAGTTAAATATCATCCGCCCGTTGTTGCGAAATTTCGGTAACTTATCACGATACATTAGCAGAGCATATTCGCAGTTACCAACGACTTTCATGTTGGCTTTTAAGACTTGGGCAGAATAATTTTTCCGGAACACCAGGTTAATGTAATGATTAAATCCGTATTTTTTGCCTTGTTCGATTAACATAAACTGTTGCTCGAATTCACAAAACACAATCATACATCCGGCTTGTCCCGCTTCCTTCGGCTCTTTTTTAAGCATTGTGCTTACAAAATGCATAAATTCCGCTACTCTAAAATCGTTGTCAGTATCAAAAAATGATGTCTTGGCTAATTCACTTTCCCCGTTTTTGTTGTCGCCATCTTTGTACCAACTAGGGCTGCTAGCGTAAGCATTTTCACCGATATTATAGGGTATATCTGCTATTATTAGCTGCGCCTTGGGTATGCCATATGACTTGTAATTCTGGAAGTGATCACGATACAATTCCATTTGTTTTGCCTTTCCTTTTCACATTTCGTCCGCGATCCCCAAGTTCCGCCTGACCGAATCAGGGAACCTATGCCCATGCGGCATTGCTAATTTTATTCCCCTTTCCTTTTTTAAACCCATTCTCTGTGCAACGGCTCTAATCGCTTCGGGCTTGCGGCCTAATATTTTTGCCAATGTTTCAATATCGGCTATTGGATATTTATCAATTAATATCGTTTTTTCTTCGATTGTCCAGCGCATGGGCGGCCTCCTTATCACAAATAAATTACCGTCATTTTCCGGCCTAGTTTCCCAAGGTCAGAAACCTTGATAAAAAAATCTTCTTGCTTGCGCCAATTCATGTTTGTTCGGTAAAAGGGAAAACCCCATTCCGATTCGATAAGTTCTTGTTTGGTGTAACGTTCACATATATCAAGATTGATAGTATAGCCCCCATAACTTCGCGGTTCCTTATCTTCAGTGTGTCCTCCCCAAAATAATATATGTCCACGCATATGGCGCACACAAACTATTACATAATCACGATTCATGAGTGGCCTCCTTATCTCTTCCGATAATCTTCAAAGTTCATTTCCTGACCTCGGCACATCTCCCATAGCCGGGAGGTAATTGCCTTTGCAGTTTCCTCGTTATTGTAAGTGATAAACCTTTTTGTTAATTCGTCAATGCCGTAATTGGTGGTGATTACAAGCGGTAAATTGTTTTCGTATCGCTCATTGATAATGTGATATAACTTTTCTAAAACCCACTCGTTAACCCGTTCTTTGCCCAAATCATCGAGGATTAACAGGTCAACCGTCCCATATAGGTCTAAGATCTCAGATTCGGATTCATCCCGGCTATAGCTTTCTTTGAGCTTGCCCAAAAGACTTATTACAGTTCCAAATATTACCGGAACGCCATTATTGATTAAATAATTTGCTATTGCCGCCGCTAAGTGAGTTTTCCCCGCTCCAAATGTACCATTAAAATTCAGCCCAATCCCTTCAGCTTTGTACTTTTCAAACTCTGTTGCATACTTTTGAGCGGTTTCAAAAATCGCTTTGTTGTCCGCAAATAATTTAAAATTTTCAAATGTCCGGTTTTTAAATCGCTCACCTAATTTACTTTGTTTAAATAGCTTTTCAATCTTTGCCTGATGTTTAGCACGGGTTAGGGCTATTTCCTCGGTTATTTGGCGGTCTTGTTCTTCTTTCCAAGCTTCATATCGTTCTTTCGTGGCCTCTTCACATTGACACTCTTCAAATTTGTTCCAAACGATTATTTCCCGTCGCATCATTGCTCGTCGCCCGATTGGTTTTAACTCATTATCACAGTAGTTACATTTAGCTGATTCAGGCGGTTCTACTGCAAAAAAAACATTCAAACCTTTGGCCTCGTCTGGAGTCATAAACATTGGTAATTCGGTTATCTCTTTAATCGAGAGGGCGGGAATTAAATCGCCTTGATTCTGCTGATTGCTGTTTAGGATTCGGTTTAAGGGTTCCATTCGTGGCCTCCTTCCATTGATTCATCTGCATTTCCAACTTGTCAAACTGTTTCCTGAGCTTATCGGCACTTAAAATATTGCTTTTCCAAAACGAATCCGATTGACACCATTCAATTACATCTCTAATCGTTTCATGTTTTCGATTGTCGCGCTCTCTCGTTAGCCGGATAGTATCGGCCCATTCGTTGAGCGTCGGTTCTTTAAAATCGGGCTTGTTTTTCCTGATGCAATCTAAAAGATATTGGGCCAATTCCATGTGAGACTGATTAAATTTATACTTTTTTGGTTCGGGTGGTGTCGGCGGATTTTTTTCGCCGACAATAAGATCTTTAATATCCTTTACTTTACTTTCCTTTACTTTACTTTGCGGATTAATGTTAACATCAACCTCGTTCAGCGGGGTTTCTGTATGCATTAATTCGTTTGCGGCGAGTTTCTGTATGCATAAACTCGGTTTTTGGGGTATCCCAATCTTTCTTCTTTTATATGCATCCATCACCCCATCGACAAAATGTTGGCACCAAATTATTTTTTCATCCCATAATTCCCGGTCTATCGATCCTATTTTTGCAAGCAAATCCATGATCTCGAATGCAGCAACTTCGTTTAGATGAGTTTTTGCTAACATATACTCAATATTAACCGGGTTATTGCAATCAAAAACATGGCCCTCTGTTTCACCTAATATTTCAAGCAATTTAAACCAAAAAGAATATCCATCGTTACCGAATCTTGATTCAATCGCAAGCATCGATTTACCATGTTTAACATTGTGTGGAAAATAATCAACTACTGCTTTTTGTGGTCTTGCCATGTCATTCTTTTCCTCCCCCTCCTTGGCTGACTTTGACTAATTTTTCATAAAAACCATCCAGATTGTTTTCGATCTCCTATCGCCAAACAACGGCTTGTAATTAATAACTTTCAAAACATCGCTCAATTTTATTTGCTGCTCATTCCACTTAAAAACAAGTATCCCATATGGTTCCAAAACCCGCATACATTCTTCAAATCCCTGTTTAACATCGTCTTTCCAGCTACTATTTAATTTTCCGTATTTTTTGGCCATCCAAGAGTTTTCGCCTAATTTAATCAAGTGCGGCGGATCGAATACGGCAAGTTTAAAAGTGTTATCCGGGTAAGGAATATTTCTAAAATCACCTATTACATCGGGTTTTATAACCAACTTCCTGCCATCGCATAAAGTATCTTCTAACTCCCTGTTGTCCATAAAAACAGCGTCAGGATGGTTTCTATCAAACCAAAACATTTTAGATCCGCAGCAGACATCAATTATTGATTTACAAGCGTTATCCATCTTTTATCCTCCAATCCTCGACATCACAAACAAACATATCCCAAATATCCCAACTGCACCACCGATAAAAACACCAATGATAAAACCTATCCAGAAGTTACTCATTTGACGCCTGCTTTCTCGTTAACCGCTTCAACAATCAAATCAGCTAATTTACCATAGTGGTTATCTTTCCAATCTATTCCGTTACACCCGATTAGGATTAATTCGTTACCAAATTTGATATAATGAGACTCGGTCAGAGGCCAACCATTATCATAACTTGTATGGATTACATGCTCCAATTTCATTTACTCACCTACTTTCAAAATCTTTCTCCGCAAATATCGCATACCGTACATTCTGGCTGCATAACACATTCGCCCGGAATGTAGCTATACTCATCATGACAAATCTTATGTTCGCAAGTTGGCTTAAATCGCTCAAATCGTTCTTTATGACGTTTCTGCTTGTAATCACATCTAAAACATTTTTTTACATTTTGACCCCAAAGAAAGGTTTCACCATATTCTTTGTGACAAAAGAAATTTCTGTCGGAAAAATATCGCTGCCCTTTTTCAATTTTTCTGCCGCAATGGTCACAAATATGATCTTTGCGGGCTTTTTTGATCTTCATTTTATTCTCACCTCTGTCCTTGTTGATAATAATCCATTACAGTTTTAATCATCCCCGGCTTGGCTGGTTCAAAAACCATATCAGCGTACCGACGCGGGGATGCATTGTCTGGTTCGTCATCTTGACATCCTTCACGATTTAATTCCTGCTGGAAGTTGCATTCCAGACACCATTTTAACCCGCCCCAACCAATCCATTCCGACCTAGAATATTCAATTTTGGACGGTATATCGGCACACTTGAACATATATTCATCAACCTGCATTTGCCAAGGCTTGTAGGAGTCACCAAACAGCATTACACGATCAACAAAGGTTATTTTAATAATCATTTAACCTTTACCTCCCCTACAAACACCATCGGGTTATCAGGCCATTTATAGCCGGGTTTGGCGTGAGAGTCCCACGTTTCCCTAAATTGTTCTCTTGGAGAATTTGGAAAACTATCATCATCAAGACCATAAAATGACACCGGGAAACAGCCTTCTTGAATTGCGTCTGCATCTGTAATATCCAGTAATAGTTCCGTCCAAATCCGCTCCGGCACAATCGTCAGGCGGGAGGCCCATTGAGGCATGCAAGCTGATGATGTTTGCTTTACTCCATAATCTTCGGCGCATCTAACCGAATCGGCGTTCATATCAGCTGAATATCCAACCAAACGGGGATTACCCAAATTATCAATCTTGTTGCAATCATCTTTGTCAAAGAAATTTATTGGAGCTATCCAAGCGTTTTCCTTGCACCAAAGTTTCTCCCCGACCGCACCGAAAGGACATCTAATTTTTTTTGTTGCCGGTTCCCCTTTGCTATTTGCAAGGTAAAATTCCCCATATTCAAATATCGGTCTATAACCAGTCCATTCAGGATTATATCCGGGCAAAAATTCAATCGGAATCGCTCTCCGTATCTGCCCTTTCCCGTTTTTTAACAGGTTTTGGATTTCGAAGTCATAGAGGATTGTGGATTTCATTTTGATACCTCCGGGAATTGTTTCAAATTCAGCCCAAGGATATTTTTCTTGTCAAAAAACGGCACTTCGGCATCCTCGCATTGCCGGTACAAATCCCTAATCCATTCACTTTTCATCGGCCTTTTGCCGGGGCCGGTTTCGGGGCCACAAATTACCCAATCAAGTCCGTTTAAACCAGCCAATTTTGCCAAATCATAACCTGATATAGATATTGGAGCATCAAAAAGCGTTCCTTCGACTTGATGTTTAGGATATAGATATTTTTTAACATTAAGTGCCCCCAACATCGGCTCCACGCTCACAAATCTAACCGCCGCCATAGTCTCTAAAAGATATTTGATCCGCCAATCTTGATCTTGGTTTTCGACCGTCACACCTAACCAAACATTCTGCGCAAATGCATTCCGTGGGCGTGTGTGTAATTCCATCCATTCACATTCGACAGAATACCCGTCAGCATCAATTTCATATTGACCCTCTAATCCGTTTGCTTCCAAAATCTCTCTTGGCGGATTGTCGCACCCTATTGGGCAATTGTCCGATCTACAAATTCTATTGCCATGTTTGCACCGTTCCGAATATTTATCTGCTGGATAATCACAAACATAACCGCCATCACATTCGCATTTTTGGCTAACCCATCCACACATATTCCGCATCCAAAGATCGTCGATATGTATGAGATCGCCTGGCTCAAATGGTATTCTTTGTTCCTCTACCCAACCGAATTGTTTAGCGTAGGCGTTTTCCTGCACCCATTTTTTCATCCGCTCCGGACGCTTTGTGAGAATCAAAAAAGTATGTTGTTTAGCTGCCCACATAGAATCCCAAACTTTTGAAATAAATTCATCCGGCACGTCCTCGTGAAACAAATCACTCATTGAATTTACAAATATCTTTTGTGGTTTTCGCCATTTCAACGGTAAATCCAACTTTTCCGGATGCAACGTCACCCGAAACGGATCATCTGCCGGGTAACCGCACCGGCCAGCCAAACGCTTACTCATCCGCGCGGCGTAGTAATGTTCACAACCGGCGCTTACCGGACTGCAGCCGGTTACCGGATTTAATACACGGTCACACCATTCGATTTTTGTTTCAGCCATTATTTTGTGCCTCCTTACATATTTAATATCATTGTTTTAAACTCATTTATGTGCTGCTTCTTTATCTGCTGTTTTCCTAATTCAGTTATTTTCCACCAATAATATTCGTCGGCCGAACAAATTGTAGTGTTCATCTCGTCGCGTCTACATTTATTTTCAAAATAACACGGCCTTTGATTTTCGATTGAATGAACGAATGTTACATACTTGTATCCAACAGGCCATCCACCGAACTGATCTATTCGTCTGAAAAATAAATCTTCCGGCTCTGACAATTGCTGATACAAGCCATCAATTTTCAAGACATTATTCATTGCGTGGCCTCCTTGAAATACCGAATTAACGCAGCTTTACAACCAGCAGGATCACCTATACATCTATGGGTGCAGGCTAAAGGGCATTCTCTGCAATCAACGTTTTCGACAAACCATTCACACGCCCGTTCCAAGGCCTGTTCCAATTGATCGTTTTCATCAATGATCGGCCAGCGCCGTTCTATGGCTATTTCGGCTTGCCGATCAAGTTCGCGACTGATTCTTTCAAGGGTTTTGTTCCGTTCCTTTAACTCCGCGTTTTCCCGCTCCAACTCCGCCACTTTGGATTCAATTTCCGGCCATGATTTTGCGGTCATGATTGCACCGCCTTTAACTCGACTTCCAAAGGCTCTGATTCCCATTTGAGCTTTTTAAAAGCTTTTAATTTATCATCAAGCCTAAGTATTCTCAAACCATCGCCCCACCAAATTTCAGCGCATCTTTTAGGCTTGTCACTAAATAGGTTTAATGCTCCGTTTTTGTCACGTGCTACAAACATAATTACTCCTTCCCGGCGCTAGGGTTACTAGCGCCGAATGATTATAATTTACCGTCTAAAAAGCAAGGCCATCAAGGTTAATACCATCAACTTGGTTGTCATAATCTTTAAGCATTGATACAAATTTTTGGATGTAACAATTCTGATAGGTTTTACCTTGATCGTTTGGTTTGGTTGTCTTAAGCCTGACTTCGATTACTCGGTCTAGCAAATTTGGGAGAAACTCTTCTAAATCGCTAATGTTTTGCAACCCTATCCCAATTTTTTCAAAATCAGCCTTCAAATATCCAAATCGGCTCGGGTCATCAAGATTGTTTCTTTTAAAAATCAAACGGTTAATATAATTACCTTCAATTACTTTTAAACCCCAGTGCAAAGATAACTTTCCGTCATCTGTTTCTTCGACCCGTGCAGTGTCAACTGTGACAACAAACTGACCATCTGGTAAAGGCGAATACTCTGTTTTTGGCGCTTCTGCCTTTTCCCATTCCCCGTTTAATTGGCTTAGTCTCTCTTTGTAACTCATAATTGTTTACCTCCGTTAATTGATTTTTTAAAATTTTCTTCGATTGCTTTATAATTCATATCGATTTCAGCTGGAAATTTACCGGTTCTGTCTCCTGCTTCCCAGTTTTCAGAAGGTTTTGTTTTTAACATTCGCTTTAATCCTTCTGCTGTAGGCTCTGTTGTAGCAAAAAAGATAAAGTCGCACATTGGTAAAATTACCTCTTTGGCTTGTTTTGACATTGTAGGAACCCATTTTGTTATAGTGCCGGTTCTGGTCTTAATTTCGGTCGCCTCTGCATGACTAATAAGTACCAAACCATATTTCAAAAGGCTCAGTTTAGTAATGGCTCTGAAAAATTCGTCCTTGACTAATTTCCAGCCTTTGCCCCAATCCAGTTCGCTTTCGTGCTGAATGTTTTGTTTTTTACAAATATAATTTGAACAATGTTTAAATAAATTATCTACCGTATCAATTACAACGGTCTTATATTGATGATCGCCCTTTGCAACCTCAGCACAAGCCATAATGAATGTCTCCCAGTCACCAACCGGTATATTATAGGTTTCTAAAGCATTTAATCCCGCTTCTGTAGCAATAAATAAAGGACTATCAAATTGGCTTGCAAGCGTCGATTTACCCGTTTTAGGCGCGCCGTAGATTAAAGTTGTATACTCGTTAAAACTAATCTTTGGTTTCGTTGTTTCTTTTGGTAATAGTGCCATTGTTTTGCCACCTCCGTTATCCGATTTTTAAATATTTTTTATCAGTCACCAACTCAACACCAGGAATCTTTTTTCCACTTTTTAAATCTTCAAGTATTACCTTTTTATCCGGTTCAGACGGTTTCGGGACCATATAATCAGCAGGTATTTTTGCGACATCAATTACATTTACGCTTGGCGGTGATTTACGAAATGACAGCGGTACAATTCCATCAACTTTAGCCACTCCAACCTTTACCAATTCACCTTCTAAGTACCCCTTGATTCCGTCATATCGTCGTTCTAATGACTGCCTTTTGGCTTTCAAACGCCTTTCCTCAACTTCATAGGCAGTCGCATCCGAACCAATGTTTTTAAGCAATTTAGCCATTTCTTGAGCTTTTATGACTATCTCACCATCGACTTGCTGAATTGCCGACATGATTTCTTCTTGGGGAATTGTTTCATCATCCATCAAGTCAACTAAGTTTTTATAATGTCCTGTTAATTCATAAAGTTTTGGCATTATTTATCATCTCTCCTATCAATTTTATTAATCGCAATAGCTCCGATTGCAATGTGGACAGCCTGTAATTAGCTGGCTGCTCGCTTTTTCAAGCGAAATGCCGGTTATACGATCGACCTCTTCGCCATCTAAACCAGCTAATTTTCTGCTATATCCTTCGTCTTTCCACCCGAAGTTTTGATAGATATTTTTGTGGCATCTAAAGCAAACTCCATCAGAGGGGGCAAAGTGTGGTTCAAACTTTCTTTGTGCCTCGATACATTCGTTGATTTCATCCGTTGTTTTAAGCTTTAAAATCATTTTGATTCCTCCCTATCATTTTTTCTCGCCATTTCTTCCCGGTAATTCGGCTCCCCAATACTGCCACATAAGGCACAGAAAGGGTCTTTTAAGGCCTTGCCACAATCAAAGGTATATTCGGTTGTCCAAACCTCTCGACAATTGGGGTTAGTGCAAAATAGGGTTACGTAGTCCACTAAATCACCAACTTAACTTCGACCGATTGACCCGGTTCCAGCTCGATTCCAAGCTTTCCTAACGCATACCCGGTTAGCAGACTGATAAACTCTCCGTCACGCCTTAGCCAAATAAAATCCGGCCTTTCGGTGTCGCGTTCCAAAATTAAATCAATTTCCATCTTTTCTCACCGTCCTATAATCAGTTAAAATGTTTCGCAACAGTAAATCAGCCTTTTCTGGTTCGGTATCAACTCCGGCGCATTCATTATCTAATCCCGTTCGGATCTCGTCGGCAAGATTCTTTAAACCTTCGCCAGTGATCTTAACTGAAAATGCCCTGCCAAATGTATGCAAAACGGTTCTCATTGACTAAAACCTCCATATCGTTTATAAATTAGTCGTGTAAAGCGTTATTCTTCGATTTCGATTACTTTGATTAGCTCTTCAACCCGATCCCCGTATTCTCGCCATTTATTAGCAACTGCCTCACACGAAGTGGTGCCAGCAGCTTCACCATCGATTATCGCAGTCCACACCTTGATCTCTTTCTTCACCTTCCGTTTCGGCCTCTCGGGGATGTCAAAATGGATCTTGTTCCAGAAGTATCTTGGACAAACTTGATCCTTGTGAGTTATACCACCCAAAGTACAATAGTCCCCGTTTGAAAGTTCGATATTGCATACTTCAGGACATAATACATTAATAAGGTCGATGTTCTTTACTTCAACCCACTTTTGGAACCATAAGTCCCACAGTTGATCTCCTTTTTGTGCATTTGACAGGTCGTTTTTGCTAAAATCCATCATTTAATCATCCCTCCTGCTATAAATATCATTGCGTAAAATACCGTCATTAAAATCGCCATTGTTACCAGCGCTGTAACCGCTTCTTTGTCCGTTATCATAGCCATCGCCTCTTTCCAAAGAGCTTCAGACAAATACCGCCATAAGTACGCTTCCCAGTGCAGATAATGCCTGATAAAGTTCGTTTGGCTTGCCCTGCGTAGGTGATGATCATCGGGATGCCTCCCCTGCAAGCCATCGTTTGAAATCGGCAAGGGAAGAAAATTCGCAGACTTCGCCGTACGGGTTGGCTGATATTAATGCTTCTTTAAAGGTATCGTGGGCACCGTTCCGGTTATAACGTGAATCACTCAAAGAACACCAAACAAACGGATCGCTCAATTCATTGCCTTGGTGAAGCTTATAAAGATTACCATTGCGTTCTTTAAGTACATAAACACGGGATAAGTCGCATTCCCCAACTCTCACCACATCGGTTTTATCCTCGAATACAACTCGTTTCATTTACACATCCTCCTCCATTTTCTCTCTTGATTCCCAATAACAGATATTGTCGCGATCGATGCATTTCCGGCAAGGCAATTCTGGGGCGTTAACGTCTCTGTGTTTGCAAGTATCGCAATTGTGATTAATACAATCATCATCAAATGTGTGTGGCATTATATAGCCTCCCTATTCTCCCGGAACCATTGCCGGATTCGTTTGTTCTCTGCTCGCCTCGCCTTACGCAGCTTAAGCTGCAGGATTGTCCATGAATCACGCTTACGGAGACGGCGTTTCCTAGATTTTTGGCGCATTTAAGATACCCCCAGTAACTGCACCATTAACATTTTGTTATCAATAGCATATTCATAATTTCCAATCGGGGTTGAAATTTCGAAATATTCGTAAAACGGTCTGGCATCGATATGTAAGTTAAAAATCCCTTTGATTTTAAATGAATCTTCTGAACCATAATAATCCAATGGTTCAAATTTAATCTGCTTTTCATCTGGGTCATAGTATAGATCGATATACCGAAACCCCAACAAATCCGGAACGACATCCCTGCTAAAAGTAATTTTCCCATCCCTGGTAAACGTGATTTTCCTTTCGGTTTCTTCGGCAAAGCTTTTTTCCTTAAACATTTTAAAAACCTCGCTTTCGTTTTAATGGGATTACTCAAATTGCCTTTCTAGCTGCTTTACAAACTTATCCACCCGCGCCATTTCCCACCGGTGGAAATGCTTGTGATGCAAGCTTGGAAAATGGAATTCATCGTCGAGGGGCTTGACGGGTTTGGGTGGTGCCGCTAGATTCATTTCAAACCCGTCAGATATTATCTGGAAATCTGCAAGCCAAGGGTATTTTTTCAAATCTTTTTCAAACATCCAAGACCTCCTTTAAAATGGCATATCATTATTGATTGCATTGTCTGATATTTGACTTTTAATAAACTTAATAAGCTGATAGGAAACTACCTGATTCAGGCAAAATAGCACATCGCCATCGCCCTCTTTTAACCGGATGACTATACAATTGTCTGAGTTAAAGCTAATTTGAGGGCGACCGTCAAACTCGCGTTTAACTTGTGGTAGGGTGGATTGATTACGTTGGATAACTTGGATCATTGTGTAATCTCCTTGTCAGGGGAATAAATGCAACATATTTTAATTTCGTTCGGGAACGGCCTTAACTCAGCTTCGAGCCAGTTAGTGGTTTCTCTGCCGTCACTTTTAAAATACTTATATTTGTACTCAACAACAGATCCCATAAGTTGTTTTGCCTGTGTTTCGGTGCAATCGTGTTGATAAATATCAATCGTAAACTCTTTAAACCCGATTTTTTCAAGGGTTTGGGTAAGCTCTTCGAATTTTTCGTTTAGCTCTGAATTCATTTTGTCTCTCCTTTCGGTTCGTATAAAACCTTGTCAATACTGCACTCATCACACGGTGGATCAGCAAAAGATATTTCCTGATGTTTGCAAGTGTCACACAGACATTTCCCGTATTCGATTGTGATTTTATCGCCTTTAATCATTGCGTCACCTCCTGCATTAACTCTTTTTTAACCGTGAGAATCCCTAATTTCTCACTTGCATAAGCCAAATTTGGAAACCACTCGCCATCTATAAAGATTGCTTTACAACTTTGACAAACGGCGTATTGTTTGATGTCACGAGCTCCAATTTTCGGATCTACAATATCATGACCGTTGCAATATCCGCAGGTGTTTAAAGCGCCTTGCTTTTTCATTTCATTTCCTCGCTTTCGTTTTTACAAATTGCCGCAAACAATTAACAGACTTGCGTTAATTTTGCAATAGTTTCACAATTTAACCGGATCTGCTCGACGTTTTTCATATCACGTTTTGACTCTTGCTTGTTCCAATCAGCTAAATGTTTAATTTGTTCGATTGCTATTTCTTGGATCTGTGTTTGCTCTTTAGTTAACATTGGGCTGACCTCCTTTCTACAGGAATTTATTACCTTATGCAGAATCTTACTGGTGAGGGGAGGTGATAATTATGGCCAACATTGAAGAAAAACAAATTGCCAAAGACATCTTGATAGAGCTTCTTAAAGAGGACCATATTAGCCATTCGGAACATCCTGATTGCAAAACCGTTATCGAGACGGTTTGTGCTGCCTACAAAGAAATTTTAAAAACTATTTCATCAAACGAGTAGATTCATCCAATTTCACTAGTGCTTTAACTACCTCTGGCAACGCCTGAATCGCGTAGCTAGGGGCTCCTTTTTTCGTTGAGTTGATAATAAATTCGCTTAGAGCTTCTTTGATTTCGTCTAGTTTGTTGATCATCTGTTTTCACCTCCCTTTATGCCAAATAACTCACAGAGACGGGACTTGATAATTTTATAAGGTATCCCCTCCCTGTAATAGTGGTATCCCTCCTTGATTTCACCCATCGGAGTTTGTCCGGTGTGAATCCATTTGGTAAAAGTAATCCTCCCTATTTTGACTAATTTTGCCGCTTGCGTGATTGAAATGATTTCGGGCAAGTCGTTGCAATTCATGGAGAACCTCCTTCTTTCGCATTGTTTCAGTCCCATTCCATACCATTTTTATCAAGCCTTACAATTGAATTGTTTTGAAGATTTAAAATCAAACGGTCTTCATAAATTGCAAAAGAATCAATTTGATCAAAATAGCAAATGGTGTCCGACAACATTTCTTTTTCATCTTCATAAATAATGACACTTCGCGCCGGATCGTTCTCCATGGCCAAATAATATTTATTGCCACTCGAAATGTGATTTAACTCGTTTAGGATTACCTGCAGTATTAAAAGTTTGTTCATTATCAAATCCCCCTCATATTTACTGCATTGGCAACCCTTTGTCCGACTACCGTATGAACGCAAGCACATCTTTCATTGCCATAAACCTCTTGTTCATCGATCCTTTGGGCACTAACGGCATTGGTTAGGGCGATCTCCAAAAGCTGAATTTCGCTCAAATGATCCCTAGTACTTGCTGAAGCTGGAAGGTTGTTGACTGCCTTGAATTCCTTTGCTTTCATTCCAATAACGGCAACATTTGTTGCATCCGCGCACATCGGAAAAACCATCGAATCATGACCATGGCATCCCAAAACCTTTACATTTTGTTTGGTAGCATCAATGGATTTTAGTCGGACTGCAATCCATTGTTCTGACTTACCCTGTTTCTGCCAACCTTTGATCGCTCTTTCGCGGCCCCTACTGTAAGCCAACTCTGGACTGCGTTCCTCTTCCAAACGCTCCTTAACAACTTGGTTTGTCCAAATTGCAAGTTCGGGAGATAAGTACCGGGCATACTCTAAAGCTATTTGCCAATGTCCCCAAGTCCCGCCGCCCTTGCCACGCTTGACTTTCAAAAGGTGACTCACGGGCACCTTTTGAGAATCTGAAAAAGCATTGATAAAATCGT